GAACGAGCAATGTATTTGGAAGGGCACTTGCGTAAGAGTGATGTCCTTGACCCTGATAGAAAGAGAGACTGGGAATGACTTTTAATCTTGGGCCAAAATCAAGACTGAAACTTAATGGGGTGGCGTGGACCAGTGGGGGCCAGGGGGTAGTCGTACACCCGGAATGACAGCGGGAAGGATTTTTAGTATCTGTTAACCAGTTTATGACCAAGTGGTTAACACTATCATCTTCACCCAGGTCTACTCGAAAGGGGGGGTTATGTTCTAGAGGCCATAGGAGAGCCACCAGAGGGCCTTCTTATGTCTCCGCTAGGGTGATGAGGAAAACCCCTACAAGGGCATCTGGCGAGGCTCTTTGGTGGGTCTTTAGGCCTACGACAGGCGTTACCCCCGATGTGACTCTCTGCGGTAGGGCTGGCTTAGGTATTTGAAATATATTTGAGGGGAGGGGTTGACAAAAGATCAAACTGGCGGTATCTTACTTAAGAAGATACTTAAGCTATACCTTAAGGGATGACTTAAGTATACTATTACTCTTATACAGTAAGTAAGAAGAACCTAAGAGATACCTTAAGCTATCTCCTTAAGTATACCTTAAGAGATAACGTAGGTAAGGCAAACAAGATTTCAAGTACCCAAAGAAAATAATTATTTCTGTCGTTCAAACAAAGAATGACCTTGACTAGGGTAAACCTAAAGGTATAACTAACGATGGAATACTTCGCAGATGATGACGTACTCACCCAGTTCTACACTGCTCTAGCAGGAAGGGACGAGAAAGGGATGAGACGTGTACACATTCCAAGATCAGATGTATTCTATGTCAGAGAGGCCATCCACCAGAGGACAGGCGAAAGATACTCTCTCGACCGGGTTGAACGAGCAATGTATTTGGAAGGGCACTTGCGTAAGAGTGATGTCCTTGACCCTGATAGAAAGAGAGACTGGGAATGACTTTTAATCTTGGGCCAAAATCAAGACTGAAACTTAATGGGGTCCATAAGGATCTTGTAGCAGTGGTTGAAAAAGCAATTACTATCTCTAGTAAAGACTTTACAGTCATTGAAGGTTTGAGATCTATTGAGCGACAAAAGCAATTGTATGCTGCTGGTAAGTCCAAGACACTTAATTCTCGTCATATTACTGGACATGCTGTTGACTTGGCTCCTTGGCCCACCAATGGTGATTTTGACTCTGATGGTATTTTGAATATTGCAGATTGGGATGAGTATTATCCTATTGCTGATGCGATGAAAGAAGCTGCAGAGGATCTTGGTGTTTCCTTGGAATGGGGTGGAGACTGGAAAGGTTTCCCTGATGGGCCTCACTTCCAATTGAGCCATAAGGTTTACCCAGCATGAGTAACGCAGAGTCTTGGCACCTTTCCAAATCAATCCCACTAACACTGATCTTTTCAATAGCGTGTCAGACTATTGCACTTATCTGGTTTGTCGCAAGTCTTAGCAATGATATTGATACGGCTACGCGAGAACTTATCAGACAAGACACTCGTATCACTGCACTTGAAGATGTGGTCCAGAATCAGGCTGTAACTATGGCAAGAATGGATGAAAACATTAAAGCTATCCGTTCTGCAGTAGAAACTATGCTCAGTAAATGAAAACATATAAGCGTGAGTTAGCTGTCGCAATGCTTATCTGGCTAGCCTACGTCGTGGAGATAAAGGAGCCTAGCCTTGTTGAGATTCTTGTCTGGCCAGTCTTTACGTTCACTGCTCTCTCTTTTGGTCTTGACTGGTTTGGGAAGTCTCCTAGTAGCTTGCAGCAGTTTCCCCCTCAAGATGCTGACAGGGGGAGGTCCAAACCTAGCAGCAAACGTCCAAGCAGGACAGACCAACTCCCAAACAGTGGGAACGACCAGGATTACGGACCAGAGGACAGATAATGGAGATGTTAACTCTATAGAATCTGAAGTCTTTGTTGAAGAAGGTGGTAAAGTTACCGTTAATCAGGTACAGCCTTGGATGATCTTGTTGTTAGTCCTCGGTTGGTTGCTCCCATCCCCTGCAGAAATAGCTAGAGGGATCACAAACCTGTTCAAGAGGAAGAGAAATGGTTAAAAAAGACCCTAGACTTGAGAGAGCAGGCGTCTCTGGCTTCAATAAACCCAAGAGAACCCCCGATCACCCCAAGAAATCCCATATTGTCGTTGCAAAAGAGGGTGAAACTATCAAAACTATCCGCTTTGGTGAGCAAGGTGCCAGTACTGCAGGTGCTCCCAAGGCTGGGGAGAGTGAAGCTATGAAGAAAAAGAGGGCTAGCTTCAAGGCAAGACATGCAAAGAACATCGCAAAGGGTAAATTGTCTGCAGCTTTTTGGGCTGATAAGGAACGCTGGTAGTCAACCCCTAATATAATTACCGATTGACAATTCAGATCTAGCCAATATAACTATAGAGAACAGAACACAAGGACTTATCATGTACTTCAAGCATTTTTCTGGCAATACAACGAGTCCTGCACTTGATGCCTTTGCTATCACCCCTTCTGCCACTGCCTTTGTTACTCCTCCTCGTGCTATCTACGTCGGTGTGGGCGGTACCGTGACCCTGACTACCTACAAAGGAACCTCTGTAACCTTCACAGTACCCTCCGGCGGTCTGGTCCCTATTGTCGCCACACACGTTACTGCAGCTACAGCCACTGGCCTTGTGGGTCTTATCTGATGTTGGGTATTGGACTTAGTTTAACAGGACGCCTGCAAAGCTCAGTCTCCCCTGCAGCACTATTTCTGTCTGGTGAACAGGGTATTTGGTACGATCCTAGTGACCTGACCACCATGTTCCAAGACACCGCAGGAACCACCCCTGTGACCACTCCGGGTCAGACTGTTGCTCTGTTGCTGGATAAGTCCAAGGGGCTGGTGCTGGGGTCGGAGTTGGTGACGAATGGGGATTTTAGTAGTGCAACCGGATGGACGCAAGGCGCTGGCTGGAGCATTGGGAGTGGCGTTGCGACAGCCACCGCAACTAGCGGATACCTATATCAATCAGTGGCGTCCGTAGCAGCGGGAAAATACTATGAATATACAGTCACGATAACTAGCTACACATCAGGAACATTAAGATTTTTCGCGGGTTCAGGCGCTGAAAATTTATCAACCCCGATGACGGCTTCTGGAACTTATACTCTGCGGGTTTGCTCCAGGTCAGCGAACCAGTTGGGTGTTGTTGGAACAGCCTTTACAGGCGTTATCGACAACATCTCCGTCAAGGAACTCGCAGGCAACCACGCCACACAAGCCACTGCTGCTTCTCGTCCTACCTATGGTATCGTGCCTCTGGGTGGTCGGAGGAATTTGCTTACGTGGAGTGAGGATTTCAGCAATGCGGTTTGGGCGAAACTAAACGCAACGGTAACAGCTAACTCCACTGTTGCGCCTGACGGCACGACGACTGCCGACACCCTCACCGACAATGCTACCTCTGGCGCACACTATGCACAGGTTCTTAACATCTTTACTGCTGATGGGGCGACTAGGTTTTGGTCAATCTATGTGAAGCAAGGCACTGCGAGATATATCTCATTGTCATCTTACGACCTTGACATTACAACCTCGGCATCAAGTCGCGTCACCTTTGACATGCAAACCGGCGTTTATACTGTTCAAGGTGCTGAGGCAGGTACAGTCCTGACGCCCATAGACGCTGGAAATGGCTGGTGGAGGATTGGGTTTTCTTCAAACACTAACTCAGCCCGATATGACGGCTTCAGGGTTGAAATGAACTCTGATGGGACAAGCGCGGGCGCGTCTTACTCCGGCACCGGAAGCACCGCATTCATCTGGGGCGCACAACTGGAAACCGGCTCCACCGCCACAGCCTATCAGAAGGTCACCACACAGTATGACGTGACCGAATCCGGGGTGCAGTCCTTGTCGTATCTGTCCTTTGATGGTGTAGACGACTTCCTTGTTACCCCTACTATTACACCGGGGATTGATAAGGTTCAGGTCTTTGCTGGGGTTCGGAAGCTTAGTGATGCTGCAAGTGGTATCTTGGTAGAGTTAAGTGCCAATATTATTGCCAACACCGGATCGTTTTATGTTGTTACGGGACCTGATCCAACCGTATCAAATAGATATTCATCATCTAGTAGGGGTTCTGGGGGTGTTTTTACAACCAATATTGCCACAACAAATACTGGAGACGCCCCTGACCAAGCAGTCTTGTCTTCAACACACGACATTGCTGGCGACCTGACTACAATTCGTAGAAACGGCGTTGCAGGAACAAATAGCACTGTCGACCTAGGCACAGGTAACTTCCTTGCATACCCAATCTACATCGGTCGTCGTGCTGGAGCCTCCGTACCCTTCAACGGTCAAATCTATAACCTGATCGTCCGCTTCGGTGCCAACCTAAACGCTGGGGCTATCTACTCCACTGAGACTTTTGTTAATGAAAAGACTGGGGCCTATTAATGCGTATTACATGCTCTTGTCCCGAACTCCTTGTCTCTGATGCCAACCAGTATGCCATGTGCCTTGGCTTCTCTGAGGCTGATGGGGAAACCTATCGTGGACTGAACTGGGTAGACGCCCAAGGCAACCTCTATGCAGCAGCCTCCTTTGATGCCCGTGACGAGTGGGTTATCTTCGCACAGGCACCCCTACAGCGCCCTCTGTGGGACACTGCTGAAGTGATCGACATGGTAGCCGCAGAACGTGCTCAAGCTGCTCTAGCGTTCAGCACAGAGGCTCTCAGCGCATCTCCTACAACCCTGACTGCTATCGGTGGTATGGATGGGATGTCCGCTCTCGTGGCTATGGGCCTAACTACAAAGGAAGAAGAACTATGATGATGATGGGCCTTATGATGCCAGAGGAAGAGATGCCCTCGGCTAAAGAGAACATGAGCACTACTATCTGGCTTATGGAATATTGGAATCTTGGCCCTGAAGTTGGTTCTCCTAAACCCGGTGACAACAAAGACTATTGGATTAATATGTCCAAGGTCTGGAACGTATCAGAAGATACCGCCCGTAATCGCCTTTGCGCAAACTGCGAATACTTTTGTGATACCCCCAAGATGTTGAAAGCTATGGATGTCGTTCCATTCAACACTTTGGATGAGACTGGTGGTGGCCGTGGCTATTGCAGTAAGTTTGATTTTATCTGTCACAATCTTCGGGTATGTCAAGCTTGGGAAGGCGAAGAAGACGCATCGGAAGAAGAAGAAGACTGACTGAACCGGGAGTAACTCCCACTAACAACATAGGAAATTTAACATGAGCAAGTATGCACCCGGATACACTGGATCGATGACGACTGCTGGTAAGCCCAAGAAGCTCGGCGCTGTTTCCCCGAAGCCCAAGCCTATGGCTATGGGTATGGCTAAAGGTGGCGCAGCCAAAAAAGCAATGGCTATGGGCGGCATGGCTAAAAAAGGTATGGCCAAAGGTGGCATGGCTAAGGGTGGCAAATAGTGGCAAAGTATGATGAGCTTTCCTTCAAAAAAGCTTTTGCTGCTGCTCGCGCTGATCTCGGAAAAGGTGGTACTTTTACTTGGAAAGGTAAATCGTACTCTACGAACCTTAAAGAAGAGCCTGCTAAAACGGCTAAAAAAGATGTAGCCCCTAAGACAAGCGTCAGACCTCGTGCAAAGCCCCCTTCTGGTGATGCTATGAAAGGTTACCGTAAAGGCGACATCACTACTGCCTCCTTGGACAACACTCGTCCTACAGGTAGGGGTGATGGGGGCAAAGAAGTTATCCAACGTGCTGCACAAAGAGCTTTGGATAAATCTGCTGCTGCCTCTAAGTACCCTGCCACAGACAATGCAGCAATCCTCCTTGCTCGTAGAATCAGGGAATCTGTCTCGGGTCAAGGTGGGACTTCTGACAGGGGTTCAAAGGGGCCTACTGTAAGTTCTGCAGCCCCAAGACAAGGTACAGCTCCAACCACTCCGGGGATCAAGATTGTTCGTCCTAAAGCAAAACCTGAGGGAATGACCAAACCTAAACCCCTGACTGGTGCAGAGATGTCTGACCCCAAGAAGCGTAAAGAATATGCTGCTGCTATGGCTGCATACAATCGTAGTTTGAAAGGCTAAAGCATGTCAGAAACTAGGGCAATCTCAAAGGTTATCGCCTGTACTACTGCAGGTACATATAACCTCTACACTTGCCCTAGTAACTGCAGGTCAAAGGTGGTGGTTGTCTTTATCACAAATGCTAACGGTAACAACACCATAGCCTTTAAGTGGTATCGTAAGCAAGTTAATACCTCCTTCTTCATTATTGGGGGTAAAAATATGACCCAAGGTGAGTTCATTCAGTTTGACGGCAATGCGTACATCATACTTGAACCTGGGGATCGCCTTGATCTTACCATAGATAGCAATGGTGTCATTGATGCGATCTGTACCGCCGAGGAGTCATTCACTGCAAACATTACAAGAGCGACATAAAGAAAAGGTTTCGTAAATGGGCAAACAACTTACAGACATGCAACAGCGATTCCTTGATGTACTCTTTGAAGAGGCTCGGGGAGATTACGTTCTGGCAAAGAGACTTGCTGGTTACAGCGATAACTACTCAACCAAGAATCTTGTAGACTCTCTTGAAGAAGAGGTTGTGGATCTCACTAAAAAGTTCATTACCCGTGTTGGTGTCAAGGCTGCATACAGTATGTTTGAGGTTATGGGAGATCCTACTGCTCTCGGCAACAAAGAAAAGATGCTGGCTGCAAAAGACCTGCTTGATCGTGGTGGGTTCAAGGCCAAGGAGGAAGTTAAGATTGAGACTGATGTCCCACTATTTATCCTTCCTGCAAAGAATACCGATTGACCTTTACTCTCGTACATAGTATATAACTGGCATGTCAAAGATTAAAAAAGAGTGGAGGCTACCTAAGCCTATCGATCATGGTGACCACTATGAGTGGAAGCCTGTTGTAAGATTTGGGAAAACAATGCCATTTGGGTACAAAGAAGACCCGGAAGATAAGAGCATCCTCCTCCCTGTAGTGGAAGAACTAGAACTTCTGGAGCAGGCAAAGAAGCATCTTAAGAAGTACTCTTACCGAGCAGTGGCAGCATGGTTGAGCGAACAGAGCAAACGAACTATCACCCATGTTGGTTTGTACAAGAGGGTAAAACTTGAATACAAGCGTAAGACAGATGCTGCAAACCAACGTTACTTTGCCGAAAGGTACAAAGAAGCCCTCGAAAAAGCCCAGAAGCTCGAAGCCAGAATCGGTGGAATTGCCAGCAGAGATTGTGTGGACAGTCCCAGCCCAACCGAAACCGGAGAAGATTGATGTAGAGAAGGCTAGGGAGGTTATCTTTCAACCAAACCCTGGACCTCAGACAGCCTTCCTTTCTGCAGACGAGCAAGAGGTTCTTTATGGTGGTGCAGCAGGTGGTGGTAAGTCCTACGCCATGCTTGCAGACCCAGTGCGGTACCTGAACAATGAACATGCGAAGATGCTTCTTGTTCGTAAGTCTACAGAGGAACTTCGGGAACTTGTGTCTGTCTCTAAGATGCTTTACCCCAAGGCTATCCCCGGAATCAAGTTCTTGGAAAGGGATAAGACTTGGGTAGCACCATCTGGTGCAACACTCTGGATGAGCTACTTGGACACTGACGATGACGTTACTCGGTATCAGGGACAAGCATACAACTGGATTGGCTTTGACGAGCTAACCCAATGGGCTAGTCCTTATGCTTGGAACTACATGCGCTCTCGTCTCAGAACTACAAGGGATAGCGGGTTAAAACTGTACCAAAGGGCCACTACAAACCCTGGAGGAGCTGGACACCACTGGGTAAAGAAGGCCTTTATCGACCCTTCACAACCGGGGAAACCCTTCTGGGCAATTGATCCTGAGACTGGTGAGACATTACGTTGGCCTAAAGGGCATAGCCGTGAGGACGAGCCTCTTTTTCAACGTAGGTTTATCCCTGCCACGCTGTTTGACAACCCATACCTTGCAGACGATGGTATGTACGAAGCTAACCTTCTTTCCCTACCAGAACATCAGCGTAAACAACTGCTCGAAGGTAATTGGGATGTGGCTGAAGGTGCTGCTTTCCCAGAGTTTAACCGTAGAATCCACGTCACAGAACCCTTTGAGATACCTAGTAACTGGCCAAGATTTCGTGCTGCTGACTACGGTTATAGTTCTTATAGTGGGGTTCTTTGGTTCGCAGTTGCACCCAGTGAGCAGTTGATTGTGTACCGAGAACTCTATGTGTCTAAAGTTCTAGCAGAAGACTTGGCCAGCAAAGTATTAGAGCTTGAATATGGAGAGAAAATGCGCTATGGAGTACTTGACTCCTCTCTCTGGCACAAGCGCGGTGATACCGGACCTAGCATTGCAGAACGAATGATCATGAAGGGGTGTCGTTGGCGTCCCGCAGACCGCAGTAAAGGTTCTCGTGTCGCTGGTAAGAACGAAATCCACAGAAGGTTTCAGATAGATCCTTTTACAGAAGAACCCAGAATCCTTATCTTCAATAGTTGTAGGAATCTTGTTTCTCAAATACCGTCACTTCCTCTTAACAAAAATAATCCAGAGGATGTGGACACGAATGCTGAAGACCACCTGTACGATGCTCTGAGATACGGCGTTATGACAAGACCTCGCAGTGGAAGTTTCGATAGCAATGAAAGCTCTGGCAAGACTGGGTTTCAAATTGCAGACAACACCTTTGGGTACTAATTTAATTGGACAACAACATGGCAGAAGACAACGTATCCACCGATAGCACTAAAGTAATGGCTATCGCAGACACCACAGGCGACACGAACACAGATAAGTCCGCTGGTGGTGTGGTAGCTTATGTCGAGGAGCGCTTCAGTAAAGCAGAGACTGCACGTCAGACTGAAGAAACCCGTTGGGTGCGAGCATACCGCAACTATCGTGGACTCTATGGCTCTGATGTCCAGTTCACTAAGCAAGAGAAGTCTCAAATCTTTGTTAAGGTTACTAAGACTAAAGTACTTGCAGCTTTCGGGCAGATGTCTGAAGTTCTCTTTGGTGGAAACAGATTCCCCATCACCATCGACCCAACAACACTGCCTGATGGTGTTCTGGAAGATGTGCATGTTGAAACAAACCCAGAGGTTATTAAAGCAGAGAAGGCCCTTGGTCTGGAACCACTCCTTCCGGGGGAGACAATGCAGACCTACCGAGAACGTCTGGGTGGGATGAAGAAAGAACTGGAAGTCTTTGAAACAGTTCGCCCCGGACCTGGGACAACCCCTACTCAGATCACTTTTGAACCTGCAATGATTGCTGCAAAGAAGATGGAGAAAAAGATCCACGATCAGCTTGAGGAATCTTCTGCAAAGAAACACCTGCGAGCTGCAGCCTTTGAGTGTTCTCTCTTCGGTACCGGGATCATGAAGGGTCCGTTTGCAGTTGATAAAGAGTATCCTCGCTGGGACGAAGATGGTACCTACAATCCCATTATCAAGACTGTACCAATGGTTTCTTCTGTGTCTGTCTGGAACTTCTATCCCGACCCCGATGCAAATAACATGGAAGAAGCAGAGTTCGTCATTGAGCGTCACAAGATGTCTCGTAGTGAACTGCGTAAACTTGTTAGCCGTCCCTACTTCCGTGAGAATGAGATTGAGACTGCCGTTAAACTTGGTCCAAGCTACATCAAAGAATGGTGGGAACAGGTCATGGAAGATGATGCTCAACAAGCTCAGACAGAACGCTATGAGGTTCTTGAGTTCTGGGGCAATGTTGATAAAGAAATCCTTGATCGGTACAACGTAGAGATTCCTCCGCAACTGCGTAAGAAGACTCAACTGGCAATGAACGTATGGATCTGCAATGGGCGTGTCCTTCGTCTTGTGATGAACCCCTTCACCCCCACCATCATCCCCTTCTATGCTGTCCCTTATGAGATCAATCCCTACTCTCTGTGGGGTGTGGGTATCGCAGAGAATATGGACGACACTCAGACACTGATGAATGGTTTCATGCGTATGGCAGTAGACAATGCTGCCTTGAGTGGTAACCTCCTGATTGAGATTGACGAGACTAACCTTGTTCCCGGTCAAGACCTCGAAGTGTATCCGGGTAAAGTCTTCCGGCGTCAGGGTGGTGCTCCGGGTCAAGCCATCTTCGGTACAAAGTTCCCTAATATCTCTAATGAAAACATGCAGATGTTCGACAAGGCCCGTGTACTTGCAGACGAATCGACTGGCTTCCCTTCCTTTGCTCATGGGCAGACTGGTATCAGTGGCGTTGGGCGTACCGCATCAGGTATCTCTATGCTCATGTCTGCAGCCAACGGATCTATCCGTACTGTCGTCAAGAACATTGATGATTATCTTCTTGCACCTCTGGGCAAAGCACTGTTCAGCTTCAATATGCAGTTTGATTTTGACCCTGAGATTAAGGGTGACTTGGAAGTTAAGGCTGCTGGTACAGAATCCCTGATGGCAAATGAAGTACGCTCTCAGCGCCTGATGCAGTTCCTTGGTGTTGTGCAGAACCCCGTACTTGCTCCCTTTGCCCGCATGGATTACATTGTCCGTGAGATTGCCAAGTCAATGGACCTTGATCCTGATAAGGTTGCAAACTCCATGCAGCAGGCAGCAATTCAAGCAGAGATCCTCAAGACCTTCCAACAGACCCAACCCCCTGCACCACAGCCCGGACAGCCCCCTGCAGGCTCTCAGGCAACTGATACGCAGGGCACTGGTGGGGGTACCATTGGTACTGGCTCTGTACCCACTCCCGGCGAACCAGGCTTTACTGCTAACACTGGAGAGGGCGCACAATGAACCTTAAGCCCTTCGTAAACGACAAACACTTGTGGGGAGACTTCCTTCAGGAGATCGAAGAAAGAGTTCAGGGTTGCTACAAGAAACTGGAACAGTACAACGACCCTATAGATATCTATCGTACCCAAGGGGAAATCTATGCGCTGCGTAAGCTTGAACAACTTCGTGACAAAGTAAACTCCAAGTAAAGACATATCAGAGGAAAACAGATGGACAGACTTATGCAAGAAGGTGGGATCGCTGATAGTGGCATCTCCAAGGAACCTGTAACAGGAAATGAAATCCCTCCGGGGTCAATGGCCTCAGAAGTACGGGACGATATTCCTACACAGTTGTCTGAGGGTGAGTACGTTGTGCCCGCCGATGTTGTTCGTTTCTTTGGTGTTAGATTCTTTGAAGACCTTCGTGCTAAAGCAAAGCAAGGCCTCTCCCAGATGGATGCTGATGGTCGTATCGGTGGTGCCCCTGTAGACGCCTCTGGTGTCCCTCTGCAGGATGAAGAGGACCAACTCTCCCCGGAAGAAGAGCAGATGCTTACAGAGGCCCTCGGCTCCACTGGCATGGCTTTTGGTGGTATGGTAGGTCAGATGCCTTTCAACATGCAAGGGCAACCTCCGAGCAATCCTTACCAAGACCAATCAACAATGTACAACATGCCAGTAGGTATGGCTGAAGGTGGTGATCTTGGTTTTGATCGTACCCAGTTTCAAATCAACCCCAGTGGCAGCTACGGCATTGAGTCTCGTAAGTACATTAACCCGAACACTGGTGAAGTCCGCTACTTTAACTTCATGGATGGGAACCAGCTTGGGATTATCCCAGAAGGTTTCGTAGCTTGGACTGCAGAACTTCAACAGACTGCCCAAGACACTGGTGCAACAACAACCGATGAAGCCTCTAAGCCTGCTGTAAGAACTCGTACAAACACCTCCGTTATTCCTGCGTCTGTTGAAACAGGAGCTGACAACGAGGGTGGCACCGCAAACTACGAAAGCTGGGCAGACAAAAACTATGAGGAAATTACCAGCAACCCCTATCAGTTTGGTATCGATGCGCTGAATAAAACCAAAGGAAAAGGTTTGGCTAAAGGTCTGGCTGGCGTTGGCCTTATGGCTGGTTCACCTTTACTCACAGCAGCAGGGGGTGTCTTGAATCTCAGCAACAAGATCAACAACATTGCTTCTGCCAATGCTGCACTTAAGGTCATGGAATCTCAAGGCCTTACTGGTAGCACAGAGTATAAAAACCTTGAGTCTTCTATCAAGTCTGCTGCTTCGGATATCCCCCTTGCAAACTGGGGCTTTGTTGGACAGGGTGAGAACTACTACCAGGCTGTCGTTAAGAAGGCTGCTACGCCTGTCACTGCACCAGTCGCAAGATCCTCGGGAGCTTCTACTACATCTACCCCTGCTGCTGCCCCTGCTGCACCTCCCCCTGCTTCTGCCAATAAAATTCCCGTAGACCCCAGACTAAGCATCCCCCAGTCAAGCAATAAGCCCCGGCCTAAACCAGTAGTTAGCCCCAGTTCTACCTCTGGCTCTGGTGGTGGTGCTGCTCAATCTGGACAAGCTGCTGCTGCTGTTGTTGCCCAACCAAAACCCAGCACCACAATCTCTGGCCCTGCTGGGATGCCTATCGTAACTAAACCAGTCACTGCTGCTCAATCGGGACAGGACGCCTTAGAGGGTCGAAGGGCTAGAGGTGGGCTTGTTACTAAACGAACCAAGAAATAATAAGGCTACCCAGTCGTAAGCTGGCCCCAACATAAAGGAAAAAAGAATGGCAACTGCTACAGCATATGTAGACAACAACTACAATAACCGCAAGAACCGTCAACGCATTGAAGATGCAGAGAAAGAACTTGAAGGCCTGATGGCAACAGAGCAAGGGGAAGAAGATAAAGCTGCCCCAGCAGAAGCTCCTGTAAAAGAGGTAGAAGAAAACCTTAGCCCCGAGGAAAAGTCTTTTAAGAAGCGGTATGGTGATCTTCGTCGTCATATGTCCGAGAAAGAAAAAGAGTGGGAAGCTAAGTTCGAAGAGCTAAAGAACTCCACTCAAAAAACCCATATACTTCCCCCCAAGTCTGATGAAGACATTGCTGCTTGGGCACGGAAGTATCCTGATGTGGCATCTATTGTAGAGACTATTGCCACTAAGAAGGCGGATGAGAAGCTCTCCCAATACAAGAACAAGTTTGATGAGTATGAAAAGCTGACCTACGAGACAACCCGTACCAAGGCTATGAACATTATTCGTCAGACTCATGAAGACTTTGATGAACTGCGTAAGTCAGACGAGTTCCATAACTGGGCAGAAGAACAACCCAAGTGGGTACAAGATGCTCTCTATGAGAACGAGGATGATGCACGGTCTGTTGTACGAGTGCTCGACCTTTACAAGTCAGATAAAGGTTTGACCCGTTCTGCAAAGAAAGAAAAGAGTAAAGAGGCTGCATCTCTAGTCACGACAAAGAACAAGGCTAACATGGACTTTGATGGTGATGGAGAGCGTATCCTCGAATCTCAAGTTGCAAAGATGTCCACTAAAGACTTTGCAAAGAACGAAGCTAAAATCATGGATGCTATCCGAAAGGGTAATTTTGTCTATGACCTCTCTGGTGCTGCAAGATAACCCTTGACAACACTTCGAATCTTACTATAACTAGACCAGATAGCCACGGCCTCTTTAAGACACCCTTGGCTATCTGTATTTTCAGAAAAGTCTAAACACTTAAATAAGACATACCTGATCAAGTATAGGCCCGTCTCCACTAGGTGAGATGCACCCCAGAAAAATCCAGCCTCTTATCCGCATGTTTAGCTTCTAACCCAAGCCAAATATCTTAGGAGGATTTTCTCATGGCTTTCCAATCTGCTGCTGGTTACTCGAACCTGCCCAACGGTAACTTCTCTTCGGTCATCTATTCGAAGAAAGTTCAACTCGCCTTCCGTAAAGCTTCGACTGTTGGTGACATCACTAACTCGGACTACTTCGGTGAAATCGCTGCACAGGGTGACACTGTTCGCATCATCAAAGAGCCGGAAATCTCGGTGTCTGCGTATGCTCGTGGTACTCAAGTCCAAGCACAAGACCTGCAGGACGCTGACTTCTCGCTGGTTATCGACAAGGCTAACTACTTTGCATTCAAAGTGGATGACATTGAAGAAGCACACTCGCATGTAAACTTCATGGACTTGGCCACCAACCGTGCAGCCTATCGTCTGGCCGACCAACATGACCAAGAAGTCCTTGGCTATCTGGCAGGCTACAAGCAGACTGCTGTCAACACTGCTGCTGGTGCTGTGAACGATATCGTCAACGGTACGAAGGCTATCACGACCGCTGGCTCGGACGAACTGCTGACTTCGATGAAGCTCCGCAAGGACTCCTTCGGTAACATCACCACCGTCAGCAAAGGCGACCACTCGATCCCGGTTGCTGCTCGTCTCCCCGGTGCCACTGCCCTGCCGACGGACTACGTTTCGCCCGTCATGCTGATCAACCGTATGAGCCGTCTGCTGGACGTTCAGAACGTTGACAAGCAAGGCCGTTGGTTGGTGATCGATCCCGTCCTGATGGAAGTCCTGATGGATGAAGACTCGCGCTTCCTGAACGCTGACTACGGTGACTCGGGCGCACTGCGTAACGGTCTGGTTCTGAGCAACTGGAACGGCTTCCGTGTGTACGTCTCGAACAACCTGCCTTCGGTTGGTACGGGTGCTGCTACGACTGGTGTTGCTAACCAGAATGCCAACTACGGTGTTATCGTTGGTGGTCATGATTCGGCTGTTGCTACCGCAGAGCAGATCAACAAGACTGAAAGCTACCGCGATCAGGACTCGTTTGCTGATATCGTCCGTGGTATGCACTTGTATGGTCGTAAGATCCTGCGCCCGGAAGCTCTGGTCACAGCAAAGTACAACCTTGCTTAATGTTGGTTGAAACTCTGGTGTCCCTTCGGGGGCACCTTTAACTGCCATTGGAAAGGATATTTAACATGGCTATCTCGCAATCCCTGCGTAACCGCGCAGTTGTTCTCGAAAAGTTTATTACCCTGGCTGCTACTGCTGGTACCAACGTGGGTATCTCGGTCCCGGCTGGCACTCTGGTTCTGGCTGCTGGTCTGGAAACTCTCTCGGCTGTCCCTGATGTTTCGGTTTATACCGCTGACGTTACGGATGGTACGACTGTGTTTGCTAACGATGTGTCTCTGGATGCTGCTGCTATCAACACGATTCGTGCTGGCGTCACTCCGGGCTTCATTGCTGCTGCCGACACCATTGACGTTGTGACCACCATCACGGGTTCTCCGGGCGCTATCCCCGTCCGTGTGTGGGCTGTGATCATCGACGTTAACGACTGTGTGCTGCCCGCTGCTGAAGTTGACCGCGACACTATCGGTTGATTGAACTAAAACTTAGAGAGGCTGCTCTTCATGGGTGGCCTCTTTACAACATAATAGTGGTAGAAAGATGTCCAGAGTTACATTAGTTTTACCCGACCCTAGTAGGCTCTCTTCTGTAGCTGAAGAAGATACCAGAGTCTCTCTTGTACCAGAAGAATTAAGTAGACTTTCTTCTGTCGTTGAGATAGAGACTAGAGTAGCCATTATCCCAGAAGAACAAAGCAGACTCTCTGCAGTAACCTGAGCCAAAGATTTATAGAGGTAATCCAGTATGAGCCTGCAGTGGCCACCTAAAGATAAAGATGAAACCCTAGACTATACTCTTGATTGGAATAGGGCACTTGAGTCTGGGGAAACTATCTCTACAGTAGCTTGGAAGATTGTTGACAGTACCGGGGCAAAGGTTTCTTTTACACCCAGCACCACTATCTCGGGACTTACAAGTTCAACACAAACAAATACAACCTCTACCACTACAATCAATTTGTCTGCAGGTCAGGACAACATTCAGTATAAGCTGTACTGCTCTGTCACAACTAACCAAAGTCGTACAAAAGAACGTTCAGTTACAATTAAGATCAGAGAGTACAACTAATGTCCACATACAACTTTCTTGGTCTGGTCAACGATGTTAATAGAAGACTCAATGAAGTCGAGTTGAGTACTTCAAACTTTGCCTCTGCTGTAGGGTTTTATTCTGCAGCCAAGGACTCTGTGAACTCTGCTATCCGTCATTTGAATCAGTCAGCCTTTGAGTGGCCCTTCAACCACGTCACTCAGGAAGAGACTTTGATTCCGGGTGCTATCCGCTACTTCTACCCTCGTGATGTCAAGACTGTAGACTTTGATTCGTTCAGGATTAAGAGGAATGCTACATTCAATAACGACACCCGTAAACTCACGCTGATCTCTTACGAGGATTACCTTGATAGGTATGTGGACGCAGAGTACTCCACTGACACCTCTATCCGCTCAATCCCTCAGTTTGTGTTCCGTACCCCTAGCCAAGAATATGGTGTGTACCCTGCCCCCAAGGAAGCCTACGAGATTGTCTATGAGTACTACAGGCTTCCTGTAGACATGGTGTATCACCAAGACACTCCCGCCCTCCCGGAGCAATTTAGACATACTATCGTCGATGGGGCTATGTACTATGCCTATACGTTCCGTGGGAACACTCAGGATGCGACCCTTCATATGCAAAAGTTTGAGGAGAGCATCAAGGACATGAGGACACTCTATATCAATCGGTATGACTACATCCGTGACACTCGTATTCGGAATACCTACAGTACAAACATGAGGGTTGGCTGATGCCTACTGCTTGGGAAACTTTTCCTATTGAAGTTAAGGGTGGCTTGGTCACAAATATCTCTCCTCTTCAACAGGGTATAACTGCACCAGGTACTGCACGTCGTCTGGTAAACTTTGAACCTTCTGTCGAGGGTGGCTACAGACGTATCCTTGGCTATAACAAGTTCGACACTGCATTCATCCCACCCTTTGGGGAACCTCTTGTCCAAGGCGGAAGCCAGACAGGCACTACACTGAACTTGGCGAATGTCTCAGAAGCACCCTCCGCAGGAAATACCTTTACCATTGCTGGTGTCGCAGGTGTGTACACGATTGCTGCTGGTGGGGTATCTTATGACTCCGGTGCAAAACGCCTTACCCTGACACTCACCACATCTCTTGCATCTTCCCCTGCTGACAAGGCTGCTGTCACCTTTGCCAACGTCACAAGTCTGACTAAAGGTGTTTGTTACTTCAAGCAGAAAGTAGTGGCTGCTCGTGGCGGTAGCTTGTGGGAATCTAGTGGGACTGGTTGGACAAGAATAAATAAGCCTGTGTATGGTACACCCCTTGTAAGAGGCGCTGGTCAGACAGGCACGAGTCTCATTATTGATGGCCTTACTTCTGTGCCTCAAGAAGGGGATACCTTTACTCTTGCAGGCGTTGCAAAAGTCTACACAATTGATGCCAGTGTTACAGTTACTGGTGGCATAGCTACACTCACCATCTCCCCGACGCTTGCTTCTTCCCCCGCAGACAATGCCGTGATTACTTTCCTTAGCTGTGAAAGATCCTTAAGCGACAAGCATGTGTTTGCTCGACATAACTTCACAGGCACTTCTGTTGTCGTTGGTGTAGATGGGACTAATAACCCTTTCAAGTATGATGGGACAACCTTTACTGTACTGACCTCGGCAACCGTTGATATCCTTGCAGCAGAGCATGTGGCAGAGTTCAAGAACCACATCTTCTTTGCCAAGGGTAATACCTTGGTGTTTACTGCTCCCTATTCTGATACAGACTTTAGTGCAGCTAACGGTGCAGGGACTATCACAGTATCTCACCAAGTCACTTCCATCATTGTCTTCCGTGAGCAACTGATTGTCTTCAGCACAAACCAGATACACAGACTTGTAGGTAACACGGTTTCTGATTTCCAGTTGCAACCTATCTCCCTTGATATTGGGTGTATCAGATCAGATACAGTACAAGAAGTTGGTGGTGACATTGCCTTCCTTGGGCCAGACGGGGTGAGACTCCTGAGTGCCACTGACCGCATTGGTGACTTCGGTCTTGCCGTTGCTTCTCGTCCGATCCAATCTGAGATCAGTGCCTTTGTCAACGAGCATACAGACTTCACTTCCTGTGTCGTTAGGGGTAAGAGTCAATACAGGTTGTTCGGGTACTCTGCAAGTAAGACTGTTGAAACCTCTTCTGCAGTACTTGCCACACAGTTTGCAGATCAAACCTCACAAGGTATGGCTTGGGCACAGATCAACGGTATCCTTGCATATGTGGCGGATAGTATTTACTCTGCCTTGGATTTCAGAGAAGTAATTGTATTCTCTCATAGAGATGGCTATGTCTACCGCATGGAGTCTGGGAATAGCTTTGATGGTACAAACATTGTTGCAGACTTCTTTACCCCGCACTTCCCCATTTCTGACCCCAAACTCAGAAAGACTTTCTACAGACTGACAACATACGTTGATCCTACTGGCCCTGTCTCAGGTACTGTCTCAACTAAGCTGGACTTCGATGAACCCGGAACTATCCAACCTTCTGCCACCGTACTGTCCAACACCTCTGACACTGCTTTTTTCTATGGGATAGCAAAGTACGGGACTGCTACTTACGGGGGTAAACTAAGATACACCTTTGTGTCGCAGGTGGTTGGTTCTGGTTTTACGGTAAGTCTACAGTACTCTTTTGCAGGTGTGACACCGCCATTCTCCCTTGACGCCATTCTTCTTGAATATCTTAACAACGATAGGCAGTAACCCATGTCCACTGGATACATTCGTAACGACACCTCAGACAACATCTCTAACGGTAACATCATTAACGCTAGTGATCTTGACGGGGAATTTAATGCAATTCAAGCTGCCTTTGATTCTACCTCTGGCCACCAACACGATGGTACCACTGGTAATGGTGCTCCGATCCTCACTCTGGGGAGTAACCAAGAGTTTGTTGCAACGAGTACTGCCCTACGCCCCATAACCGACAACTCCTTTGATTTGGGAACAACTATCCTAGAGTTCAAGAACTTGTACCTTGATGGAGTTGCAAATGTTGACACTCTCCAAGTTGATGAGAATGCCACCATTACGGGCGACTTGAGTGTCCAAGGGAATACCACACTTGGTAATGCCAACACAGACACAATCACGCTTACGGGGAGATTTGTTTCTACTCTTACTCCCGGCGTAGATGACACCTATGATCTTGGTACCTCTTCCCTACAGTGGCGTAACCTTGAGATTGATGGTATTGCAAGCATTGACACACTTCAAGTTGATGAGAATGCTTCTGTTACCGGAACTCTGGGTGTAACTGGTGTCACCACTCTTGGCAGTATGACCGCAACCATGACTGGTGGGACTATCAATGGTACGATCATTGGTGGTACTACTGCTGCTGCAGGAACTTTCACCACCCTCACGGCCACTGCAGGAAGTATCACAGGCATTACTGATCTTGCGGTAGCGGATGGCGGCACGGGTGCAAGCAACAGGCTCCAAGGCTTGGGGTCGCTGCTGGGGTATACCACCACTGCAACTGCTGCTGGTACTACCACCCTCTCCAATAGCTCCTCACCGATCCAGTACTTTACAGGTACCACTACCCAGACTGTGGTTCTCCCTTCGGCTGTAAATGCTCTCCCTGGGGCCACCTACTTTATCTACAACAACTCCACTGGAAGCTTGACTGTAAACGCTAACAACGCTGCCCTTGTCTGTACCGTAGCTGCAAATGAAATTTGGGAGATCACTTGTAACAGCTCAACCGGGACAACCCCTACAAGCTGGACTGCAACAAGAGTTAGTGCTGGTGCTGGTATCTCTCTCGTCTACACCAGCTCTGATCAGACAATTACAACCCAAGCATTGTTGACGCTTGCACATGGTTTTGGGGTCATCCCTAAACTTGCTGGCCTAGAACTGGTTTGTCAGACAGCAGAAGCTAACTATGCTATCGGGGATGTGACTACGGCCAGCCTTAACAACTATTCCCCTGCCCTCGGGACTGCTTGGAACTCTGTTAGGTATGATGCCACAAACGTCTACATCCGGTTCTCTTCACTCACAAACTGTTTTACGGTTGCTAACGCACTTGGGGGTGGTCAACAAGCTCTTACAAATGCTAACTGGAAACTCCGTGTGAGGGCATTCGCATGACAACCAAACATTTTGTAGACGAGGTTGGAAACTATGTTGGTGGCTATGGTGATGGTGCTGTACCTCCTGCCGATAGCGTAGAAGTCCTCGTCGCCCCACCTCATGGTGCTGCTAGTTGGAATGGGTCCAGTTGGTTCTTTAGTGATGAGGCTGCTGCAAGCATTGTTAGGATGGAAAGAGACTTACTCTTGGTATCTGTAGTGGATGTAGTCTCCCTCAATCCCTTACGTTGGAATAGCCTATCCCCCGCAGAACAAGAAGCTTTCTCAACATACCGTAAAGCATTGCTTGATATCCCCACTCAAAGTGGTTTCCCCCACCAAGTCGTATGGCCAAATAAACCTGAATAGCTCTGGACAGAATGCGTTGTCTATGGTAGGGTTACTATAAATCTTCTGGAGAATACCTGTGGAATTTAACACAAATCAAAAATACGCTCTACTCTCTAAGATGGGTTATAACGGACCCTCAGAAGGCCCTGCTATGGAAGCCTTCATTCAATCCAGTCCCGGTGTGGCAGCTAAGATGGGCAAGTTTAGTCGTGTCGCAAAGAAGCGTGTGGGCATGGCTGAAGGCGGTGTTGTCTCTGGTGGGTACACTATGGTACAACTCAACTCGGGTAACTACATAGTACAGGGGCCTGACGGGAAATATATTGGCAGTAGCAAAGATGGTGCTTATGGGCGCTCCCAGATACTGGAAGAGGTAGCTAGGCTTAATGCTAAGGCTGCGGCTGCCAACGCTAGTACCACTACAGGTACCACTACAGGTACCACTACAGGTACCACTACAGGTACCACTACAGGTACCACTACAGGTACAGGTACCACTACAGATACCACCACAGGTACAGGCTCCGGCACTACTACAGGCACTACTACAGGTACAGGCTCAGGCACTACTACAGATACCACCACAGGTACAGGCTCAGGCACCACTACAGGTACTACTACTGCCCCTACCCTAAGCCCTGGTTCTCAGGTCACACAAGGTATCATCCAAAACCCCAACTCCCTCCTGACAACCCCTGCAGTATCCTTGGTTAGCCCTACCCCGGATCAGCTACTGGGACTTGAGGGTCAAGACACTACAGCAGAGACAGCTACAACTACCCAAGCCACTGCAGGAAAAGCGACCGCAGCAGGTAAGACCAATGCAGGCACTGTTACTGCAGACCTCACTACCCCAGAGGTAGAAGCTGCAGTGGCAGGTATTGAGCCTGTACAAGGAGAAATCTCTAAGGAAGAGTTGGTTAAGCCTGCTACGTTTGACGCTGCAGAGTTGGCTCAGTTGGGTCTTTCTGCACCTCAGATCGCTAGCATCAAGGAAGTAGTTGACACTGGTGACCTCAATATCACCAAAGACCAGTTGGTTAAGGTTGCTACCCTTGCAAGCCAAGGTATGGATATGCCAAGAGCTATTGCTCAGACCACTGGCCAAAACTACGAGATGGTTGCAGCAAAGTTCAAAGGGGGTACCCCAGAAGTAACTGCTGTTGAAGACTTCAAAAAGGTCACAACAGGTGTTGCACAAACTGAAGTAGAGAAGCAAGAGCTGATCAAGGCGCAAGGTGCAGGACTCACTGCAGATCAAGCTAAGGCTGCTGCCATCCAGTATGATGATTCCTTGACGGCTGCCCAAGGGCAAGTTTCTAAAGGGGAACTGATTACAGCTACCACCGCATACAATCTCCCTCCCGCAGAGTCTGCCAAGCTTAACCAAACTGTTGTAGAAGAAGCTGCAAGCCTTAACAAAATCCCTAACGCAGAGGCTGCCGAGACTTCCTTTAAACAAACACTTGAAGCTGCAAGTGGTAAAGTTGGCGACAATGAACTGGTAAATGCTCGGGACGTTGTACGCGCAGCAGAAGCAATTGAAGCCACTGCCGCCACTGTAGACGCACTTAATAAAGCTTCTATCGCTAAGGCACAGACAGGTACCTTGTCTCAGGCTGCTCTTGCAGAAGCTGAAAAGGGTGTTGTCTCCCCCGCTGCTACTGTCTCGGGTCAGATGGCCACCCTCATGTCACAGTTCGACAATGGTAACCCTGCTTGGGCCTCTGGGGCTATGCGGGCTGCTAATGCTGCTATGGCTGCACGGGGCCTTGGTGGTTCCTCTATGGCAGGTGCAGCTATTGTACAGGCAGTGATGGAGTCTGCAATCCCTATCGCCTCTCAGGATGCTCAAGTCTTCCAACAGATGCAGATGACAAACCTGAACAACAAGCAGCAGGTGTCTCTGGCTAACGCTGCTGCACAACAGAACATGACTCTGGCTAACTTGAGTAACGAGCAGCAGACAGCACTTCAGAACAGTGCCAATGCCTTCTCCCTCCAATCCCAGAACCTGTCTAACCAGCAGTCTGTCGTTCTAGCTAATGCTCAGATGAAGGCTGCTCTGCAGGGTCAAGTACTTGATATCAAGACTCAATCAGCAGTTACCAATGCTGCCCGTTATGCTGAGTCCAAGAATATCAACCTGAACAATGAGCAGCAAGTTCTTCTGCAGAGAAGTGCCCAGAGCCTCCAAGTGAACATGGCTAACTTGGACAGTCGTCAGCAGACAGCCTTGGCGAACTTGCAAGTACAAGCTGCACTTCGTGGACAAGAGTTGAGCAACGAACAGCAAGTTGCTATGCTTACTTCTACCCAGGCCTTCCAAGCAGCAGAGTTTACTGCCAATGCTAAACAAGAAGCATTCCTACAGGACGCTGCTGCACGTCTTGCTATGGAAGGCAAGGTCATGGATAACAAGCAACAAACATCCATGTTTAATGCCTCTCGTGTTGCAGACGTAAACAACATTAACTTGTCTAACGAACAGCAGGTCTTGTTGCAGCGTAGTGCTGAGAACCTGCAAGCAGATATGACTAACCTCTCTGCCAAGACCCAGACAGCCCTTGCCAATGCCCAACTGAGAGCGGCCTTGCAGGGTAAGGTGCTGGACAATAGCCAACAAGCTGCAGTGTTGAATGCCTCTCGTTATGCCGAAGTCAACAACCTCAACCTTACCAACAAACAACAAGCACTTCTCCAAGATGCAAATATTCGTGCTTCTATGGAAGGTAAAGTTCTGGACAACCAACAGCAAGCTGCAATCTTTAACGTCAGCAGTGCCTTGCAAGAACGTAACATTGAATTGGATAATGAGCAGCAGACCCGCATGTTCAATATGACTAACAATGTCAACGTTGATATGGCAAACCTTAGCAACAAGCAACAGTCTGCCCTTGCGAATGCCCAGATTGAGGCTACCATGCGTGGGCAAGAGTTGAGTAACTCTCAGCAGACCAATGTCCTCAATGCAGCCCGTGTGAGTGAGGTTGCCAATATTAACTTCACTGCAGACCAACAACGTGCTGTAGAGAATGCCAGACTGACTCAGACTGTACAGCTTGCCAACCTCGATTCAAGGTCTGCTAAGACACTCTCGGACGCTGCTGCCTTGTCTGCTCTTGATCTGGCAAACTTGGACAATCGTCAAAAGGCCGCAGTTCAGAATGCTCAAGCTTTCTTGTCGATGGATATGGCGAACATGGACAATGCTCAACAGACTGCTATGTTCCGGGCACAATCTCTTGTTCAATCCTTGTTCACTGATCAAGCTGCTACGAATGCCTCTAATCAGTTCAATGCTTCGAGTAAGAACCAGACTGACCAGTTCTTTGCTGACTTGGCAACTCGTACTTCCATGTTTAACACAGAGCAAACTAACGCTATCAGCCAGTTTAACTCCGGTGAAGAGAATGCTGCTTCTAGGTTCAACACCCAGCTTGAGTCTCAGCGGGACCAGTTCAATGCTACAAACTCTCTTATCATTGCACAGGCCAATGCCGTCTGGAGACAGAACATAGCGACGATGAACACTGCTGCACAGAACGAAGCTAACATGGTGACGGCACAAAACGCTAACGCTATGACTTCAAAAGCACTTGATGAACTTTGGATGAAAGAGCGTGATACTTTGAGCTATGTGTTCACTGCTTTGGAGTCTGACAAGAACCGCTCCGTAGAACTCCTTCTTGCAGATAAGCAAACAGCCCTTGCAAAGTGGCAAGAAAACAATGCGGAGGATGCTGCAAAGAGTGCTGCAATATTCAAACTGATCTTTGGAGGATTCTAAGTACAATGGAATATGGGAATAACTACAAGGTAGTATCAAACCTTGCACAAAGAATCAGGGATGCTGCTGCAGAGGGGAAGTCCATTAAGGTTTCCAGTGGACTGGCATCAAGGGATGGTACAGCAAAGAACATTGCCCCCACTAAAGATATCAATGAAATCCGTGCAACCTATATGAACTACATCCAAGATATGTTTGGTAGCATGGAAGCAGAGACACGTTCTGTTGGCCAAGAGCAACTTACTTACGGGCTTCCTGCAGCCAAACCCCAAGACGTAGAGTACTCTATGGGCAGAGAGTTCCAAGGTACAGACTTCCTAGATAGACTGATTCAATCTGAGTCCTCTGGGAACCCTCAAGCCAGCTACACTGATGCACAAGGACGTTCCTATGTTGGGTTGGTGCAGATTGGGGAAGCCCGTCTTGCTGACTATAATAAGGCTACTGGATCAAGCGTAGAGCAAGCAGACATTGTTCAGAACGCAGGCGTCCAGAATGATGTTATCCAGTGGCACATGAACGACCTGACAAAACTTGCTAGGAAACTTTCCGGTGAGACTGGTATGAGTGTACAAGGGCTTGTCGCTGTTGGCCACCTTGGTGGTCGTAGTGGTATGACCCAGTTTGCTAACTCTGGTGGGGAATACAACAAGTCTGATGCTCTAGGTACAAGTCTGATGGATTACTATACAAGGTTTAAAAACTGATGCCAGCTTTTCACGCACCCATTGCAGGGCAATCCTTGACTGCAGAACCCAAAGGCCACCCTTGGGAAAGACCCCCAGAGATCACTGATCCTGAAGAGGCTATCCAGATGCACCTGACCAGACTCTCTGAACCAGATATGTTGGAGAGTGTCCTAGCTGTTCTGGATGACGAGGGGGTGGACATCTCTACCTTAACTAAGGGCATTCTCCGTGGCGCTGTATCAAAAGGTATTCATAGTCTTGATGTCAGCCTCATCATTGCACCTGTCATTCATGAGTACATCAAGCAGGCAGCTAAGTTTGCTGGTGTGACTGCAGAGGATGGCTTCGAGGATAAGTCTGCCAAAGAACAACAGCGTCAATCTGCTATTGCATCCAAGGCAAGGAAGCAACTGAAGGCAATGTCCGTAAGCCCTAAAGAGGATGTACAAGAGGTTGTTGCTGCGACTGAAGAAGTTGTTGCACCTAAAGGTCTGATGGCTCGGGGGAGTATGTAATGGGTTTTTGGCAAGGTATCAACGAAGGTCTGTCTGAGGTTATGGCTCAGAAGGAGCGTCAGCGTGAGCTTGAGGCTAGACAGAGAGAGACTGAACAAGAGCGTGAGTTCAGACGACAGGAAGTTGCTGCTGCTAGGAAGTTCGAGGCAGACCAGTTTATGACCCAGCTTACTGAATCTCGTAGGGACAACCTTATTGGTTTGTACGCCAACCAGAGACAGCAAGAGCAAGAAGCTTCTGCACTGACCGGGAAGGCCCAATCTTTTCTGGATAGGTTTGCGGGGGTGGATGATGAAGATATCGCAGCCCTTGCATCCGACCCGAGAGCAGCAGCAGCCCTAGAAGATCAGTTGCGTGAAGCGGAAGTCCAAATGGCTAAAGCTGGAATAGATCGACCCCCACTAGGAGGAGAGGCTCTACTGGACCTTCTCTTCGTTAAAGTCCCTGAGACGGGTGAAGTAAGACCTGTTGATGTAACCCTTGATGACCTGATGTCAATGGACTTGTCAGACCGCAAGGTTTATGAAGAGACTGTATTGGATCTTAGCCGTACTCAACCTGGTGTGGAGGCTTCTCTTAGTCCCTCTATATACTTTACCCCAGATTCAAAAGTCCTTGATGAGGGTCGTGCCTTGTTTGACTCACAGGTTCTTCGTGCTGCAAATGAACAACTAAAGACCCTTGACTCTAACTCTCGTGAATGGTCAGACCTGAATGCTAAGATTGATAGCTATAAGGATGAGGATAGTTCTGCGAGAGTAGAACTGCAGGATATGTATGGTGTTGGGGTCGCTATTAAATTACTCGGCTCAGACAACCAGTATATTACAAGCTTTAAATCAGATCCTCTGCTCTCTCCGTATGTTTCTGCTGCCATACCCCTAAGAGAAGAAGGCATCAGAACACTCAATGGGATCATCAATGACCCGAATGCCTCGGAAGCGGATAAAGAAGAAGCTCGTTTTCTGCTAACAACACAGTTTAGTTTTTAATACAGGCAGTAACCCATGACAGACTACACTGAAACTTTGAGGGCAATCAGAGAGAGCACTTCTCCCCTGACAAGAACCCAGACGACTGATTACTCTCAGGTCTTGAAGGCTATCAGGGAAACACCTGCAGGTATCACTCAACCCACTGCCCCCCTTGCAACAACCTCTGCTGCAGTGGAACCCTTAGACTACTCCACAAAAACCTATTCAGAAAATGATCTTGTCGAGGATGAGTACTTTGTCCCTATTCAAGACTACATGACTGATCGCTTTGGTGCCCACATTCAAGACCTACCTCGTGAGGAAGTGGTTGGGATGTTCGCCAATAACATGCGAGGCTTTGCCGGGGGTAACTCTCTGAGGGCAGTCAACGAGATCACTTACCTGAATGAAGTTGGCGAAGATGAAGGGCGTCTGGCAAAGGCAGGTAAGGCATACACTATCTATGAGAACCTGCAGAGTATGTTTGGTGAGACTAGCTTTGGGGAGAAGTCGGAGATTGTTTTTGACTTCGCTCGTTCAGCTATTGTGGACCCGGTAAACGTACTCACTCTTGGGGTAGGTAAGGTCGCCACTGGGGTAGGCTTCCGTGGTGGTTCTCAGATTGCTTTGATTGCAGCTAGACAGGCCTTTAAGAAGCAGATGGCCAAGGGGGCTATTAAAGCAGATGCGGAAAAGGTAGCTGCTAGGATCTTCCGTATCCAAGGTTCCAAAGCTGCGGCAGCTACTGCAAAGGCTATTGCCACTCGTCAGGCTACAGAGAAAGCAGCAACCACCTTTATCCAACGCATGGCAACCCCTACTGCCTTGAAAGAAGCTGCAGTTGTTGGTGGTATGGAAGGTGCTATTTCTGCTGGTACTGACTACCTCTATCAGGATGCAATGCTGCGTACAAAGGTTCAAGAAGAGTACAACGTGTACCAGACTGGACTCTCCGCTGTCATTGGTTTGGTCGCTGGTGGTGTCTCTGGCGCATTGGGTAACGTAGGTACTGGGGCCTCTGGTCTTGTTGCACCCGCACCACTGAAGACTTCTACCAAAGGTGCCACTGTCATCAGTAGGGTCTTTGATCAAGCTGTGCCTGCGGATGGTACCCCCTCTCCCCAAGCTGGGAACTGGCTTGCAGATATTGCTAAGGGAAGAGAACTTAAAGATCAGGATACAGAGTTCTTCATCACAATGCTTCTTGGGAATGATAAGCAGGGGCTTAAAGGTCTGGCTCAGATTCTTGTAGAGGATGGGTATACTTGGGCAAAGAGAAACCCTGACGATAAAGTGTCTAACTGGGTTGGTGATATCATCAAAGAGGCTGACCCGCAGGATGCAAAGAAGTTTATCGATGACTTCACTGCTGCTACTGGCATTGACATGGTGGAAGGTAAGACACTTACCATTGAGAATTTTGCTGACACTTTCAAGAAGAAGATGAGCGACAGTGGTAAAGCCCTGAACTCTGTGTCACAAGTAGCTAAGTTGCTTGGTCGCAAAGAAGATGAAATCACTGGGGATGACTACGCAGAGTTTATCCTTGAGGGTGGTATCCCAGAGGCTACAAGTAAGCTCACTACTGCAGGTGCGCAGCTTGGTAAGTTTGTGGGCGATCTAGTCAATAGAGACATCCCAGACTTTCAGAACAACATCATCAGACTTATGGTGTCTAACCTCTCTACAACAGCACTGAACGTCACTGGCTTTGCTGCTGCCTCTGGTCTGAACAGTGTTAGCGATATCACTCGTGCAGCTTTGCTAGGAGGTAAGGCTGGTCTTTACATGGTCTATAAACCTGCCGAAGCTAAGAAGCTTGGACTCAGTGCCCTTGGTATTGTACAGAACCAAGTGACAAAAGCCCGTAATACGCTTGACGTAAACACAACCTACGATACTTTCCTGCAGTATTCTGCTGTTAGGCCGAAAGCTCTTAGGCAGCTTACAGCAGTACTCCCCGGTGGTATTGAGGCTCTGGACAAGATCACTAAGGGACTGGATATGAATGTGCCTTTGGCAACCCTGAAGGCTAACCAAGCAGTGGACATCATCCAGAGACTTAACCTCGTCAGCGCACAGGATGGGTACACAAAGGCTATTGAGTTCACCACCCAACTAGATAAGCTGCTTCGTCGTTCCAGAGAAGATGGTGGGTTTGGCATGTCCTTCAACAAGTTCTTTGCACAAGAGAACCACCCTGCTCAAATGGTTTCAGAAAGGTTCGTCAAGCTAGAGGCTATGGCTGTTGATGAAACTTTGAAAGCAGTCTTCTCTAAATCATATAAAGGAAAAGACTTCCTTGGTGAAGTTGCAGGTATTATTGAGGACGCACGGAATCTCCCTGGCATTGGGTTGCTTATACCCTTCGGTAGATTCTTCAACAACACTATAGCTATGTCCTACAACATGACTGCTGTCGGCCCCCTTATCTCTAAGATGGCAGGTGGTCAAGAGGACAAGGCCTTCTCTGAAATTGCTTCTAGGGGCATTGTAACTTGGACAACAATTGGGTTACTCGCGCAGCGTGAGCAGGGCTATATTGACATGGGCTTGGGTTGGAGTGAAGAGGTTGATGACTCCACTGGGGAAGTTGTTGATGAACGTTACGAGTTCCCTTACGGGGCATACAAAGCCATTGCTCGTGTGGCTGCCCATAGATTGAATGACTCCGAGATCCCTGCAGAACTTATCTCTCAACTTAGTGATCAGTTCTTTGGGCAACTCACACGTCAGCTTGGGGATGCTGGTACAGGTTTGGGGGAAATCGCTAAAGCCCTGTTGTCCTCTGAGGGACCAGACTTCGCCAAAGTCCTTTCTGAAACCATTGGTACCGTTGTCTCCCAAGCTGCGTCAGGTATGACAAGACCTTTGGAACCTCTCAACGTCCTTGCTGGTCTTACCCGTGATGAAGAGTTCTATACACCTGATCGTAAACAAGGAACCAAGTGGGTTAATAACTCTCTTCGTTACATGGACCAGATGGTCGCTTTGGTTACAGGTGAGAACATTGCACCTCCTGCCTTTACCCCCGGAGAAGGTCAACCCCGTGTTCAAGCTTCTCGACTGATCTCTACGACAAGAGCTTCAAAGCTTACGAACACAGAACGCATCATGAACATGATTGGCAGGCCTACCTACATGCTTGGTATGGCTTCTCAATCTGAGGCTGCTGACAACAGGTACAATGAAATCTTCAATGAGATTGTGGAGAATGGCGCTGGTAAGTTGTTCAACTCTGAGAGGTTCAAGAAGGCTGACCTAGAGACTAAGCAGCTCCTTGTCGGTCAACTTACTGCCAGTGCAGGTAAATCCACTAAAGCCTACATGGCTAGGACTGCTACCAACAGTGGTGATAGGGTCTTGCTCAAGATGATCCAAATCTCAACGACACCCAAGCAGCGGCTGATGAACACTATGGCAGACCTTGGCTTTGATCGTGGCCTGGATGAATTGTCAGAAGACGAATTGGATACACTTGCGAATGCCCTGAAGTTCAGGGAAGAAGTTCTACTCAGCAAATAAGGGATAGAGGGTATGGCTAAGACGACAAAGAAACAATCAGCTAAGGTTGCCAAGGTTATGGGTGAGTTCAAGTCAGGTAAGCTCCACGGTGGGGTCGATCCCAAAGGCCCTAAGAAAGCCCCCATCGTCAAGTCCCGCAAGCAGGCTATCGCTATTGCACTCAGTGAAGCCAATGCAATGAAGAAGAAGAAGTAACATGGGAAGGTCTAACCCAGAGCTTTGGGAGAAATCAAAAGAAAAGGCTAAGGCCAAGATGGGTGGGAAGCATTCTGCGAGGGCTATTCAGCTTGCTGGGGCACTGTATAAGAAAGCTGGGGGAGAGTACACCGGAGCTAAGGATGCCCCTCAGAAGAGCCTCTCTAAGTGGTCTAAGGAGGATTGGGGAACGAAGAGTGGTAAGAACTCTACCCAAGGTCCAAAGGCTACAGGTGAGAGGTACCTCCCCAAGAAGGCCAGAGAGTCCCTTACTGCAGCAGAGTATGCAGCTACTACGAAGGCCAAGAGGGAAGGTACCAAGGCTGGGAAGCAATTCGTAAAGCAACCTAGTCGTATCGCTGCCAAGACAGCAAAGCATCGGTGAGAACAAAAAGATAGGCCCCCTTTCGGGGGCCTTAAGGTTAGTCTTCGAGCAGGAAGTCTGCCCACTCTTCTGCCTCTCGTTTGATATCATCCCTTCGTACTGGCCCCTGCGACTTGGTTAGCAGAGCATTCATTGCCATTCCGATTAGATAGATACGAGATGTCATAGGCTTAGGTGGTACGCTATGCCTCTTCTTTGCTTTGAACTCTTTGGCTTCCTCTTCGAGCTTCATTTTCTCTAACCCATTCCAAGTTACGGAAGTAGGACTTGTTGAAGCCAAACTCCCAATCTCTGTACTTTGGGGTGTCTGGGGTGTAGGGGTTGGTGATTTGGCCTTTTGCAAAGTCTTTGTATCCTTGTTCAAAAACAGTCATCAGTCGTCTCCTCCTAAGATATAGTGAACAGTTCTGTTCTCCAGCAGAGTTGTCAGTTTCTTAAGATACCACTGCGATTTTTTCAAGTCTTCCAAGCCACCCTTCTGTCGCCAACGATGCAGGTACTTGGCAATGTTACCACGAAGAAAACCAATGAACTCTTCTTCCGTGAGGAAGTCTTGGATGTAATCGATACACTCAATAGTCCCAGAGGTGTAGTGGTCTGGCTTGTTTACAGCATCAGTCATTAGTTCTCTCCTTCGAATGCCATGATCCATTGCTTACAGATATCACTTCTTACAATATCCCCAACACCAAATTCGATAATGGGTACAGACATATTGTTCTTCTTCGCTAGGTGTATGATCTTTGACAGGCCTGATTGACTTTGAATATCAGACTGCTTGATGTCACCGTTGATGACAACCTTACAGTTTTTACCAATTCTAGTCAAGAACATTTTGACCTCTTGTACAGTGGTGTTTTGCGCTTCGTCCAGGATAATAAAAGCATCATGGAATGAACGACCACGCATAGTAGACAAGGGTGCCATCTCAATGTTGCCATTCTTTACCCCAGTCTCCACCACACCCTTACCTAGTTGCTCGTTCAGGACATCAAGAACAGGTGCTGCCCAAGGTGCAAACTTCTCTTCGAGGGTACCAGGAAAGTAACCCAAGTCTTTCCCCACAGAGACGTTCGGCCTAGTCAGGATGATCTTGTCCACGATCTTCATCGCATACATATTGGCTGCATAGGTAGCTGCAATGTAGGTCTTGCCAGTACCAGAGTACCCACACACAATCACTTGGTCCGATGCCTGCAGTGCCTTGAGGTACATAGCCTGCATGCCGTTGAGTGGGTCGAGGTTTACAAGTTTGGTAGCTGCCTCTCCCTCAGAGTTCTTATACCGGGTCTGTCGCTTACCTTTGGGCTTCTCAATCATCTTCGTGAACCTCTACCTTTAGTACACCTTTTTCACCCAAATCAATAAGCATTTGTAGGACTACTTCCTCAAGCTGGTCCATGTCTCTTAGTGTCTTCCAACCTAGAAAGAGGTTCAGGGTAAGGCCAACTAGAATGGCTATTTCAATCACATCAGTAAACTCCAGTATGAGCCTTTTATCCTCTATGCTCAGGAGGGCCTAATTGTTAGGGCTTAAAGAAGTGTAACACCTTATTCCAGATGTGACAAGTACTTCTCCAGTTCGTCTGCACCACCGATATAGTCTTTGTCTTTCCATATCTGGGGTACAGTTTTCATGTTAGCCACAACCATAACCTTAGCTAACATGGGGTGGGTTTCATAAGAGAAGGCTTGATAGACTTTCCCCCTCTTATCCAACATTGCTTTAGCCCTGTCACAGTGTGGGCAATTGCCACGAGTGAGGATGTAGAACATGCTTTTTACCCGCAGTTCTAGTAAGGGCTAAAGGAGATAGTAGATAAATCGAAACCAGCAGCTCTTAAGATTTCCTTTGCCTTATCTTGTGCGGCCTTTTTTTCCTCTTCCCTTTGTTTATGACATTTTGTGCAACCAAGACCCCCTCCGGCGTAAAACCCGTGTTTTTTACACCAGTTATAATATAAATCTTGGTCATTATAAGTGTCCCAAGCACTTCCCATTTTACACCCTTTTTTGTTAGGTCAAGTCTTTGTTACAGCTTTAACAGCCCACATTGCACCCTCTTCAATACTCGTCATAGCAAGGGCTTTAAGTCGTTTACGTTCCCCATCTCGAATAGGGTTCATAGACTCCTCCTCAATGTCACAGATCATGTTGATCAGATCAGCAGCCGCACGTTTGATTTGGCCTACACTGTCATCTTGTGAGGGGTTGAAATTGATTCCGACACGATACTCGCCTTTGTGCATATTTACTTCCTTTGTGACTAGTTGTGAGAGCAGTTTAGATACATGCTCAGGTATAGGTACATCAGGTCAGGTCTACGATTTCACAAGATCCTACGCAGGCAAAGGTCTGTGATCCCTTAGATGTATCCTCAGTCTCATACTCACTCAGTCTGGCCCAATCAATACGCTTTGGCATAAGTTCAAGGGCATCTTTGTACTCTCGCTCAGAACACTCTTGGTAGGGTGCCTGCTGATAGGAGTGGTCAGAGTGTGGCAAGAAGCTGACCCCAGAGACTTCATCAAAGTACTTGTAGACCCAAGCACCCACTTCCATCCACTCATGCTCTCGGACAGTAATAGTCACGGAAGGCTTGTGTTCACACCAGTGTCGTTGATAAGTCAGCCACAACTCTAGTTGTTCAATGGCAGTCATATCATTCCGTGTGATAGCACCTACAGGGGATTTCTGAGGAAAACTGAAGACAGTGGTAGCATCAGGCTTCATGACATCAGGTTCACTCGGGATACCTTGGTCCTTCATGAACTGTGTCAGAGGGTCTTTGTTGTCACCCCTTACGGTACGGATGTAATAAAGACTATGGCGAGCATGAATACCAGAAGCACTGTCAACAAGCTGAGAGACTGTCCCTGAAGGCTTAACACAAGTGATAGCAGCAGAAACAGGTACACCCAGACGAGCAGCCCAATCAGCGTTAGTAGCAACAGCAACATCCTTCAGGTGCTCCAAGATTTGTGGCAGGGTCCTATTGCCAAAGGATTCGTGAGTCCACTTATTACTAAGGACTGCATGATCCATGATACCAGTCAACGACACCCCAAGTAGACGTTCAGCCTCAGTGTTATCTTTCCAAATCTTACGGAGGTAAGGGAAGTGGGTGTAGGTAGACTGAATAGTCCCGAGGATCGTAGCCAGCTTTACTTTCCTTTCTAGCGATGCCAGATCGTCTGTTGCCCGAACGACCACTTCGGTAAGGTTGCAAAATTGATACGGTCGAAGAATAATCTCACTGCCTCACACCACGGGGTTACATTAGCCTACCCGCTTGTGCGCTGGACTATCGCATACACTACACATGTTTCCAGTTCTTACCAGTCCGAATGAAACTGATAACGTAAGGTTTCACACCAAACATAGCTGCAATCTCTGGGTTCTTCAACCCTTGAGGAAACAACTCATACTTTATCTTAACCACATCTGTTTCGCTAAGGAGTGCCTTGGGATTTCTTTCACCCTTAGCAATGTCCTTGTAACTATCAGGCTTGTTCTTGTGGTTGAGTTTGGCCCTTTCAGATCGGGCTTCTTTAGTATCTTTGGTGGCAATCCCACGTCGAGTCGCCTCGGACGTTTTCATGCTGTGTCTTTGACTGTTCTCTGGAACAGCATACCATTCAGGTTCTACGCCAAGCTCTCCACCCTTTTGCAAATTCCAACCTACAAGTTGTGTGGGTCGATACTCTGCTTCTAGTGCAAGCGCCTCTTCAAGAGTTTCTACCGTGTGAACGACAGACCAAACAAGGTCTGTATACTTCCGAAGTTTTCCAGCAACTACACTATTGCTTTTATTCTTCTTGTGTTCACGAACCCTTTCTTTCAAGGTCTTTTTGGTAATACCAATATAACCTTCGGTGTAGATGTCTGTGTGGTCTTTTTCTCTGATCCAATAGACAATCATTGTAGTGCCCCCTTCGCTTAGTCTCTCACGCTGCCATTACGCTTGCGCCCTGTCGTCTTGCTACAGACTTCCAAGTCAATCAGAAGGGGTTTTAAATCCGCACATAGACGCTTACGGATTGGTTCCAAATTCGTAGTTGTGATCTCGGCGTCCATTCTTTGCTGCTTGCTTCTTACTGGCAACACGAGAGAAGATACCACGCTCACCTGACTTGCTCTCTACCAAGGACAGCCATTCACGCATGAAGGTTTCCATGTCAGGCTTCTCAGTGTAGGCCACAGAGTTATTTGCCAAAGCACGTTGACCATTGCCATCCCACCAAGAACCGGACTTGGCATGACGCATACGATCATCCGACAAGTTGGACAAGGAAATCATAGCAGAGCGGCGTACACCACCAACAACCACCACTTCACCAATCTTGCACATCAGATCATGGCACTCAATAGAGGAGAGCTTACGGCCACGGGCAGAGCGGAAAGTGTTAACGGTGAAGTTAAACAGTTCTACCAATGGTGCAGGCCCAGAGGCACGACCACCAAAGGTCTTGAGCTTGGCCCCAGCAGGACGTACCTTAGAGGTATCCCACTTGGGGATTTCCCCTGCATAGAGCATGGCAATAACCTTGCGCAATGCCTTAGCCCAACCCTCTTTGCTATCCTGTACAACGATAGTATCCTCTGAGACAAAGAGTTGCTCAGGGACTTCTGGAAGCTTGCTGATGTACTGTCGCTCCACAGAGAAGCCCACACCTGTGCCACAGAGTAGGATGAACATAGCCTCGTCAAAGGACTTGGGATCATCTACAGGCATGTAGGAGCAGTTGTAGCCAGCGGTGTTGTCACGCTCAAGGGCAGGGCCAGCGGTCATTAGTGTACGCATAGAGGGCATGATACCCAAGCTTAGGATTGCACTTTGGATATCCTCATAGGTAGAGTAACCTTTACCCCTTGTAAGGCGAGGTGCTACAATATTCTCCATGTAGCGTTCAACGGTTTCAGCCCAAGTCTCACGACGGTTATCTGTGTCCAGCCACCGGGCATACCGTGAGGTGTGAATAAAGGACTGGTAGTCAGTGGGTAGGTAGTTGTTCATGTTGTTCTTTCTTATCAGGGTTTGGACTAAGTAAGTAGGGGGGAGACAATAAGCTAACTGCCTCCCACACGAAGGCAAGTACTACTAGTGGAAATAGTACCCACCATTTTAAAAGGTAGATCACCCCATCAAGTCCTCTAGTTGTACCTTGGGGTAGTCTTTGTTCTTGAGGATCTTCCCGTCTGGTCGTCGTTGTACAGAGCCATCAGGTTGGATGCAACGCCCAAGGTTATTCTTATGCACCCTACGCACTGCTTCTTCAAGGTTAAAGCCCTTTGCCAAAGCATACCCGTAGATGACATACACCAAGTCGGTAAGCTCTTTCATCTCCTCCATAACATCTTCAGAGGTGAGCCACTCTTTATATTCTTCAATGATGAGTTGTGCATAGAGTTCGTCTGTCGGTACCTGTTCTGTTTTTGTTACAAACTCTAGGACCATCTCAGTAACTGTCTGAGGTTTTGTATCAGCTTCCATATCTATCTCTTTCCACTTAGCCATTACTCTTGCTCCAGAACTTCTAGGTTGTCGATAGTCAGATCATCCACATCCAAGATAGATGCCTCAATCAAACTGTAAACATTCTCCATCTCATCTCCTGTACCAGCGAAATCAGCTTGAGGGTGTACACTAACGAGCACTGTTACTTCATACTTCATTATCCGTACAACCTAAGAATCTGACGAAGAGAAACAAACTCTGGTTCGTACATGCCGTTCTCCAGTTCCCGCTTAATCACTACACCGTTCCACCAACCTTTGTTTGCTTGGCCAGCCCAGTGTTCCTCAGAGCCTTTGTAGCAGCCCACCACAAGGCCGATGTTACCATTAGGTAGTGCTCCATCCTTGAACGACAAGTCACGCTTGTGAGAGTGCCCACAGGTGGCAGAGCAGCTAAGGTTCTGCACCAGTGTATAGGCGTGGTGGATGCCGCTGGTGGCAGTGGCTGAGTTGCCTGTGGTGAAGTAGTGGGCGTAGGCTACACCATCGTAGGTGGCAATGGCAGGGCCGTCATTCTCGTACTCGTGGTAGTCATCAAACCAGTAGTCTGTTTGAAGATGGTTGAAAGAAACCCCATACTTCTCTCCCTCACTCCTAGGGTTTAGTGTGAGGTATCTCTTGATACGGTGTTCATGGTTCCCCTCGAAGCCTACCCAGTAGGGTTGTTTCTTGTGGTTCTGCTTGAAGGGTTGCCGGATAAGTTCCTGAGCATTGTTGTAAGATTCGATATCCCTTTCGTAGCTTTGTGTGGCAAGGGCCTTGGGGTATCGTTCATCATAACTGTTCAAAGAGCGCATGTCAGCCCCATCACCCAAGTCAAACACCATGTCTGGTTTTAGGTTGTACAGGAATTGACCCAGTGCCTTGAAGCGTACATTGCTGGTAGATGGGTCAGCATGTGCACAAGAAAAGACTACTACTGTTTTACTCGACAAGTTCAAAATCCCCTGCATCAATTTCCATAGGTTCAATGGAGTGTGTGAAGTGTTCGATAATGAAGTAAGCTTCGTTCAGATTATCAAACCAAAACTCTGCAACCATCACGGTCTTCCCCAGTGAAACTTTCAATACCATGAGTACTTCACCGTCTTCATAGGGAGAATCAGGGATATCCTCTATGTGGATAGGGCCTTCAACGATACCCCAGATGAGGACCTTCTTGCTCTTCTTTCGAGTAAAGAGTTTCTTGAGCCAAGCAATCATTCTTTCCACCTCCGTAAGAGTTCCATATAGTGTTCAAGGCTAACCATTGCAATCCAATCTTTTCTATCTGCACGGAAGAAGAGTACTGGCTCACCCTTACCATGTCGCTTCGCTTGGTCGATCCAATCATACTGCATCTTCATCCCAGACTTGCGTCGTTTGACCTCAATGCTTACTGGGAGTTTCTTTCTGGCAGCAGGGGAGAGCTGTATGTCCTCTCCCCCGTCACCCATTGTTGTAGACTTGATATCGTCAGGTTCAAACTCGGGGAAGACTTCCAGTAGCTTATCCCTGATTTCGTTCTGACCAAGCCTACCCTTTGCCTTTGCAGTCCTTGTCATTCAATCAACTCTGTTACACGAGGTTCGTTAACGACATCAACAAGGAATACTGGTCCGGTGCTGTATAGAAAAGTTCTTGCCTCTGGCCAACAAACCTTACGAAAGTCACAGTAGCCACAAGTGGTAGAAAGCTGCGTGTTTGCAGAAGTCTTTGATTGAGGTACTGGTTGGAGACGATCCTCTGGGATACTGCCCGAAACCATTTCTTTAACACGCTTGATCTCCTCCTCTTTACCGTCCAGTTCTTCTGTGAAGTCATATCGGTCGAGACACAGTTTGAACCTATCCTTCTGGACTACGAGGAAGGCACCCTCTTTCTTGTTCTTCACAAGGGGATCGTCTTTCCCTGCATAGACATAAGAACTTAGCTGGCTGATGTATCCGAAGGGATCATCGTCTCTTAGATTGTGGGATCGAAACTTCTCAAACCCATACTTTGATGCAGACTTCACATCAACGGTAACACCATCAATGACTGCATCTCGCTGACCACTGATACCAAATACACTTACCCGATCCTGCATCCCCTCTACGGTGTGCCCTGCTGCCTTAGCAAGCGATAGAACCAAGGCTTCGATCAGGTCACCGTAGAAGAAAGTACCAAGTGCTTCCGGGCTTAGTGGTTCAGAAGATTCAGTCTGGTTGATTTTGTACCAGAGCTTACGGTCGCAGGGGGTACCGATGCCAGAGAGGCTAAGATAATCTCGGGGAACTTGCGCCTGAGAAAACCTTGCCTCTGCAACATTGGCGATGGAGGTTGAGAGGAACTCAGTGATAGTTGCATCCCAACCCCCTTTACCCTGGATGACTCCGTAGATGTCTTCTACGATTGTGTCCAGTGTTTTACTCAAAACGGGATCTCGTCATCAAAGTGTGCATGCTTCGAAGGGGCAGTAGTAAATTTCTTTGCTGCTGCTTTTGGGGGTGGGGCTGGTGCTTCATCCTCTTCATCGTCAAAGTCGTCCGAGACATACGGCTTGTGGTTCAGAACCTTAACCTTCTCCAGTCGTGCACCGACGATGTTTGCAGCTTTGGTATCGTAGACTTGGATAATGACTGCAACCTCAGAGCCATTGCCAATGGTACCATCTTCATCATAGGTCCAAGCAGTACCGTCACCTTTCAGGACCGTAGGTGCACCACCACCGTACTCTTCTTGCCACTTACGCTTCAAGCGTACCCGAGTGTACCCTGGATTGTCTGCACTAGGTTTACCCGCAGACATGAACTTAGCTTTCTTAAGCTTCCCAAACTCTTCGGGCGAGAGGTCTAGGTCCATTGCGCACTGACCACCGACCCCTTTAAGCTGGTCGTTAAAGCCCGTCAGGTCACGGTTACCTTCGAAGATTTTCATCCAATAGCCATAGCCAGTCAGCTTTACTTTACGAGTTGCCATGTTTAGCTCCTTTTGATTTAACGAATTGTAGCAGAGATGTTAGCCCAGACACAAGAACTATTTCTCACCAGCGACCTTATACTTACGGGCCTTGCTTGTGTCTCTCACCAGTTCTTTCCCTCCGGGTGCCAAACGCATGGGGATGCTGTTAGCCTTGGTGAGTTGCTTGAGTCCTTTGGTTTTCTTTTCCATGTTGTCTTTCCTTAATGGATGTCTGCGTACTTTAGCCCGAACTGCACATCGATGTCCAGCTTAATGTTCAGCTTCAGCTTCTCGTTTACCTTGTCGATTGCCCAACGTAGTACCTCTTCATGTTCCTTCTCCTCTCCGATATTGATCCTGTTTATCGACTCGTCATGGAATTGTCCAATGATGTTTGGTCGCTTGGTAAGGTAGTGTGCCACCCACTGATCGAAGCAGTACGCACCAGTGCTTTGGTTCAGGGTAGAGAAGACATCCTTTTCGTAGCGAAGGGAGTACCAGAAGTTGTTGACTGGATTCTTCACCCACATCTGACCGTTGATGGTTCTGATCTTTTGGTCAGCAGCAAACTGTTTCACTGCCCAGTTCAATTCCCAGAAACTCTCAAGCAGTTCTTGAGCCTCTTGTTGGGTCATCCCAGAAGACCTAGCCAACTTAGCTTTTCCTACCCCGTAGGTTGCACTATAGGTTACAACCTTTGCCTTCTTACGGAGTGCAGTAAGTTGCTTGAATAGTTTCTTCTGATCCTCCGGGGAAAGATCCTGCATCTGTTGGAGTGTTAAGTTCGACATATCTTGCAGCTTCCCTTAGTAAACTGGGGTTATCTTGGAAGAGTCCTAATCCCCTATTGCAGTTATGACACAGTAGTCCACGGGGCTTACCCGTCGTATGATCATGGTCGAGGTTCATGCCCGTTGTGTGATCCTGTCTCATCTTAAACCCAACTGTTTTACAGATGGCACACTTGTAATCTTGATCCAGCAGTTTCTGTTTTACCCAACTAAGGCCTACCCCGTACACTCTTTTATAGTGCTTGTCCGCATAAACCTCTTTCCTACAAGAGTCTTTACAGTAGTGGTGAGAGGGGCCTAATGGGGAGAAGATATCCCCACACCACTTGCAGGGTTTAACCTTAAAGTTCTTCTGTGGGTAGGCGTCAGGTGTTGCTGTAAAACTTTTCTCCATGCTGTTGCAGTTTTTTATCATTGTCTTTCCTTGTACCAAGCGTAGAATTTGTACTCGTCCTCTGTAATCTTACCTGCCAGCACAAGGAGTTTCAAGTGTGGATCGAAGTCAGAGGTCGCCATTTCATCTACATAACCAGGGTCGTAGGGATATATGAAGTGTCGCTTGGTAGTGTCTTCAAGGGATACCATGTCAGCACCACACAAGACAGTACCCTCGTCTGCAATAAGGGCACCTCTGATCTCCTTACCCCAAGGCTTGTCCACACCGGGGAGATTGACCAAGGGCTTCTTGTGCTTGAAGCGTAGGGTATTGGTCAGCCCACTGATCTCTGCCTTGACGTACCCATTGACCTCAGACTCTAGCATACCTTCGAAGGTAGCTTTTCGGTGTTGGATAACAGTGAGTCCATCAAGCACTTCTACTGCAGGGTTCTTCTCAATCAGGAGTTTGACTGATGGTGTAAGCTCTCCATCTTTACGAACCTGTGGGACAAGGCGATCAGTGCCATCCTCATTCTTCTTGTAGTCAAAGGTACAAGGTTCCCAACCCATAGAGTACAACCAGTCTTTGACCTGATCAGAGGAGTTGGGGTTTGCTATCTCTGTACTCTTAACGACAGTCACATCATCCTCGTGGAACAAAGGTAGATCATGCTCTTCGAGAAGCTTGAACCAGTCCAGTGCTGCCTTGGTATGTTGTGCCGTATCTTTCTTGTACATCTTAGCAGGTTTGGACTTAGACACCCTCTTGATAAGCGGTGGCATCACAAGACGGAGTTCATTGAACTTTTCTTCCTGCGCCTTCTCCAAGGTGGCGATAGACTTTGTGATCAGGTCTTTGTTGATACGCCAGCCAGCTTGACCAGCAAGAGCTACGGACTTCATCTTGAAAGTGAGATACTGGAAGAACTTATCCATAGTCTCCTTCTCTTTGCCGTAAAGCATCTTGTACTTTTTGATCAGGTCTTGCCACAACAGCCAGTTGATCTTTACATCTTCCTCGCAGCGATGCTTGTACTGCTCATAGGTCAACCCTTCCCAGTCTGTGATTACAGGTTTAGGGACACCGAAGTCTTCCCCAAAGGACTCAAGTCCATGAGAGGATCGATCAAGATTGATTACCCAAGACATGGGCAGCGTGTCGTAAAGCTTTGCCTTGATCTTTATACCAAGGATCTTTTCAAGAAGGGGGATATCAAAGCAGACGATGTTGTGCCCAATGATGATACTCTCTTCCCCAAGAAGATCTCGCATCTCTTTGTAGGAACTTGTAGAGTTGAAGGTCTTACCGTCTCTGGTCCATGACAAGACGTGAACCTTAGTGGCTTTATCAAGCAGGCCATCCGATTCACAATCTAGTACAATCATTAGAAGCCCTCTCTTAGTATGGTTGTTTCATGGTCATAGTAGAGGGAACCTGCATCCCCGAGTTTAGCGAACGGTCTGTTCTTGTCGATTACAAAGTGGGTAGTGTTTTGTTCTACCTCATCCTCGCTGTCAACGTCCCGCTCTAGTTTGATGCAGATGATTGCCTCTTCTTCAAGGGAACCTGCATACTTAGTCCTACCATCCTCATTGACCTGACTGATGAAGATCACCCCAAGGTTCAACTCCTTTGCAAGCTGTGCCATCTGCGCTCCGATAGAGGTAAGGACAGAGGTAGCACCATCCACACCTGCACTGGATAGATAGGCCAGTCGTTGAACGTGGTCAATGAAGATATAACCAGCACCATAGACCGAGGCTGCGAGGCGTACATACTCCAACAACTTCATTGGGTCATCATGTACCCGCATCTCGAAGATGATAGTGCGTTCACCGCTGGTTGCTTTCTGTGCAGCCTTTACCACCTCATCCTCAGATATCTTGTTGTAAGAGGCATCATCTTTTGTACGCACATTGACACCTAGTTCGTAGGTAGCCATAGCACGGTAAGTAGTGGACTTCATCTCTTCCATGTGGAGCAGTGCGATACGCTCATCAGGGTCACGCAGCATGGCCATCTCGAAGAAGCGTACCACCTCAGTCTTGCCCATGCCACGAGGTGCCTTGATGAAGGTTAGCCCACCCTTGACCAAGCCCCTGCACTTCTCGTCGATCCCAGAGTGACCTGTCGGTACATACTCATAAGGGTTCTCTGTTCGAATTGCTTTGTCCACTGCGTCGTCGGAGCAGAAGAAGTTGTCTGGGGTATACCGCTGGGGTTTGATTGCAGCCCACTTGAGTGTGTCGCCTGCGCCAGCCATAAGGAAGTCATTGGCATCCTTGTACTGGGACATAGGGACATACCAGAAGTTCTTAGGGAAGGCTGCATAGAGTACCTCTGCTGCTCGTTTACCTGCCTCATCCAGTTCCCCTGCATAGATAATATCCTGGAAGGTGGAGAGGTACTTGTAGTTCTTCTTGATGAACTTGTCACCAATGCTGGCACTGGGGAGAGACTTGACTGGGTAGGTCTTACCTAGAATCTGATACAAAGATGCAGCATCAAACTCCCCCTCAGTGATGAAGATCTTCTTTGAAGTGCCAGCATTGAACTCAGGCCCGAAGAGATCTTCAACGGCTCTGCCCTTTTCCTTTACCCAGAATACCTTCTCTGCAAAGCCACGATACTTTACATTGTCTGGATGTTTGAAGGCATAGCGGACAGGCTTGTCTTCTGCGTCTGTCTGCAACTGGATACCGTATAGCTTGCACACATCAGGGTCGATACCCCGAATACCCTCATAGGTAATCCCAGTCACTGGTAGAGAACGTACATCGATCTGTTGTTTCACGGGGTATTTCTCCAATGCCCAATCTAGTAGGCCTTTCATGTGCTTTCTTGGATAACCTTTTCCGCAGGAATGACAACGACCAAACCCATCATCGTTCCAAGAAAAGGCATCCGAACTTCTACAGTCTTCGAAGGGACAGGGTTGGTGTGGTTGTTCACTCATTCATCTTCTTGGCCAAGGCTTTGGCTTCCTCTTTGGTAAGGTTAAAGATGATTGCATTACCAAGCAGTCCATCCTCTTCGTCTATGATACACCACTCCCAAGGTTTGTCTTCATAGTCTCCCCCTCTGTAATCTGCAGAGTACCTCTTGTATGTTTGTTCAGCCATTGGTTAGCGCCTTCCAGCTTACTGGGAACAGGGGTTCAATGATAGCTGAAACCATCTTAGTCAAGTCTTGGATTTCTTTCTGTGCATGGGGGTTGCTACGCTTGGAGCAAAACTGTGCGAAGGCGAACACATTACCTGTCCACATCCAGCTAACTTCAACCCCTTGAGGCAAAACAAATCGAGCCTGTTCAGGGCAAACACCATCAGTGATCATGGATTCGTACAAGCTGATTGCCTCTTTGCATACCCACTCGTACTGGTTCAGCCATCCATTGCTTCTTGGGTGTACTCCTCCACTCCCCTGCTTGATGTTGCCCACAGGCTTAGACCTGAAAGCTTCTGGGACAAAGAGTGTAGGCTTGCTGCTGATGTATCTGCGAGACTCTTCGTTCTCAACAAGACCCTGCTTATGCTTGTAGCATTGGGTACGAATAGGTAGGGGTGCAGTGGCACGAAGAGAGATACAGGTGTGTGCAAAGGGTGTCCAATGCTTGTCTGTTCTTAGGCGAGAGAGGCAAGCTTCAACATCCTCATGTGTCTCTGTCTCAAGGAGTTCATCCAAGATCCCATCGTAATCCTCAGAGGACATACCTCTTGCAAGGTACCGAATAAGGTTGGCATCCTTTTCTTTCAACTCTTGGGCAAAGACAAACTCAACCTTTTTAGTGTGCTCATTGTACACCCAATCAACAGCACCCTCATTGGCCCATTCACTTGTCTTGTCGTGACTAACTCGTGCAGCATTAACTACACTCAGGTCTGATCCCATATGGTCAACGTATTCAGTTTTCATTCTTTTACCTCATAGGAAGGGCAGGATTTAGAGAAGTCGGCGTAGGCAACTCGGGGTGCTGGTTCATCCTCAAAGAACATGCCCATGCTAATAGCCCAGAGATCTGCCTTTGCTCTAGTGTGTCTATCAAAATGCCTATGGCATTCAATAGAATTCTTGCACCTTGGAGCAGCACTGCAGAAAGTCATATCCTTATAGCAAAGCATTACACACCTTTTCTATTTTCAAGGAGAACTTATTGGTTGCCTCTAGTTCAGTCTCATACTTGCTTGTAGTGTAGTACTGTAGGATTCTGATGCAAGCACGGGCAAACTCTACACTGTTTTGATAGGACATCCAGTGATGAACCTCTAGGGATTTTTTCTCACACTTCTTCTGCAAATCGATAAGGCATTGTTCAAGTTCCCTCTCAAGGGAGGCAACGATAAGTCCATCCAGAGTTCCATCACGGATTATCCTGGAGACGATACCTTGTATTGCTTTCTCTTCCTTGTTCATTACCACATCCTCATGTTTCTTTGTACTCTTTGCGAGAGTTCTGTGCAGTCTTAGCCCCCTCATAGGTATGTTTCATGTAGGGGTTAAGGCTACTGATGTTCTTGTGTCCTGTGACTTGCATGATGCCAGTGCTGTCAACACCTGCTGCAACAAACTCTGTGATCGCCGTCTTCCTCAAGTGCCCAATCTTGAGTTCCTCTGGTAGACCACAGGCCTTCTTCACCACACGAAGTATAGGGCCAAAGGTAGCAGTGTTCAAGGCCACATATGCACTGTCGCTTGCTCTGTGATGTGGGATCACCAACTTCTGGAAGCCCCAGTCTTTCTTCTGCTCTCGAAGCATACTGAGCAAGGGTTCCTCGACGAGGAGTTCTACCTCTGCACCTCGCTTGGACTGCTTGATCTTAACCTTAGCGGCATCTAGGTCGAGGTTGTCCCACTTGAGATTGCAGATGTCTGTCGGCCTCTGTGCCCACTCATAGCACATCATCACAAGCAGGCCTACGTTGCGCCATTCAAACTTTGTAAACGCCGTGTCCAAGAACAGAACTACTTGATCTCTATTCCAGATAGGGGTGTAGGGGTTATGCCTAAGCTTCTTGACCTTTGACATTGGGTTGTCGTTGATGAGATCAAGTGACCTTGCAAAGTTAAGTACGATAGACAAAAGCCTAGACCTATCATTTGCAGTAGAGATTGTAGACTCTTGTACCCACCTTTCGTAGAACTCTCTACTGATCTTGGCAGTCAGCTTATTGATTGCGATATCCCCTAAGTTAGACTGAGCTATCTTCTTCAACTCCATCTCATACTTCTTCTGGGAATTGTTTGATAGGGAAGAGAATTGTTTAGAGAGGAGATAGTAGTTGATGACATGCTTGATCTTTGAAGATGGCCCAACATCCCCCTCTTTTATCTCACCTCTACGGTAAGCTTCAACCCTTTCCATAAGGCGAGGAACTTCATACCTGGCTGCTCGACCATCCTTGAACGTCTGCGACTTAACGACACCAGCATGTCTTACGCTTTCAGGTGGTACGAATCTGTGCACGACAGACCCATCCTTGAGCGTCACCTTCTTTGTGTACTTCATGTCATCCTCTTTTGTTGAGAGTAGCACTTGCGGATCTTCTTTGCCTGTGCTACCCTCTATCTCTTTAGGTATACTTAAGTATCTTAACTTAAAGAGATAAGTTACTTAAGTGATAGCTTAGGGTTATCTTCTGACATCACAAAGGAAAGCACTGTGCCCAAGTGTACAAGACCTCCTGTCGCATCTTGTAGGCACTCACGCACGGTGATATGATTCCCTTCTTGGCTCTCGCCCCGGCCATACCCCACTGCATCAGCTAACCCATCTCGGAGTCCTCTCGCAATGATCTTACCTTTATCACTCACGGTTACGTGGTACATGATTATCTCCTATGCCATGAAGATTACGAAGGCACTGACGAAGATCATGATCCAGAAGATACCTTCCATCAGGCGGTCCACCCTGAGTCACCAACATCAGTGAATGCCTCGCCATCAGAGTAGTACTCGTACATGCTGTTCTCAAGGATCTCGGGGATTTCTTTGGGGTCGATCTCGGCCAACACCTTGTACTCACACACCCGCATCTTCGAGAAGTTGTAGTCGTAGGGAACTGCTACCACATTCGAGGGGTCAACCTCAACAACCACTGTCCGTGCATCTCCCGCATTTGCATAGCCCTTGAGATACTCATCAGCACAGACATGAAGTCCAGCAGAGCAAGTGTGTTGGGGATCATCATCAACTTTGTGTCGATCCATCTTCACGGTATTACCTACGCTGTTGTCCATTGTACCAGAGTGCAGGTCAAACCAGTTCGCCCGGATTCTTTTGAAGGCAATGAAGTTACCATCTGCAGTGAGTGGTGCATCGAACTGTTCCAAGAAATCGTAGAGGCATTTCCGAGAACGGTATGATGGGTTAGTCATAAGCTTCTCGAAGAACTTGATCCAGGGTGTAGCATCAAAGCCTTCATCCAACAAGTTCAGCAGCTTGTCAGTCAGGGAGTTATTAACCTCTTCCCCCTCGTAGTAGACAGCCCCATCCTGCACCACAACCTTGGTACCAGAGACTGACTTACGAAGGTTATCTTCACGGTCAGAGAGCTTTACGAGGAGGTCACTGTCGTGATCGACTTCCTTCAAGTGTTCCTTGAGGAGGTTGAAGTTCTTGTTATCAGACAGGACGGTACGCATCTTGCCATTAACAAATACGGTGATGCTTTGATCAGACAGGGTGTAGGGGATACGCATGTAGTTATTCCTTTGCTTTGTTGTCGATGAAGTTCATGTAGTCTGCGAAGTGTTTCTTGTGGGTAGTGTGAGAGTACTGATCGTATAGTTTCAGTAGGGGGTACTTGTCAAGCAACTGCTGATGCTCTTTCAAACTATCAGTATTGTGGTATGTGGTAAGCTTGTAGAAGTTCAGCAGACCACCCCAAACTTGCCTACTTGCACCCAAGTATTCGTTGGGTTGTTGTCCTGTGATCTTCCTTGCGAAGTCCCTGATGGGGTTGTCGAAGATAGTGTCGAAGCCTGCAAGAGTATTGATAGGGGAGATGTCATACCTATTGCTGAACAGGTCCACAACCTTCTTGTGATTGAGTTGTACCAGTGCCTCTAGTGCAGGCATTAGCAGCTTCCATTTGCTGTTCCCCTCGAACTTCTTCCAGAGGGTCTTGGGTACAAGGATGATCTCCTCTTCACCGAGTGCAGTCTTTACCAAACCACGAAGGGTATTCAGTATGATGGGGTAATCATTGTTGGACATAGGGTAGTAGTAGCCACCTGCCAAGAAGTCTGCATCATCCATGTCGAACTTCTCTTGACGATTGTTTGCAACCCTAGAGACTGATACCTTTGCACGAGTAGACTTGCGTGGGCCTGGGTCAGGAAGATCCTTCACATACTTTACAGTATACCCAACCTCTTGGATAAGCGCATCAACCCCAGCCTTACTGACAGCGTTAGACAGGTTTGCTTTAATCCAGATAAACCGAGTATGATTACCCAGTGCTGCACCAATGCGAGTTGCTACACGGGCATTTGCCCTCTTGTCCGAGAGGTCTTCTACAAAGATGGTATACTCTTGAGTAAGTTCTAGGTTCCTCTCCAAGGACCACCCAGCAATCTTCTGCCTGTAGCTCATGTACCCTGCGCAGACTTCTACATCTTTGTGGATCGGCATGGCCCAAGTCGTGGGGATAGCCAAGCCCTTGTAGGTAAAGCTCTTATCGTGACGACCAAGAAACTTCCTAAGCTTGGGTACAATCTTTGCAGCATCAAACAGTCTAGGCTGTGCATCAACTTGTTTCTGCATAAGATCCACGATCTGATCTTCAACCACGGCTGACTTGAGTTTGATGTTGCTTGCGGTGGAATCCATAGGACCGAACGACAAGGACTCACGAGAAGCAGTAACCTCCAGATCACCAATGTCGAACTGGTACACGATGTTCATCGTCCGCTTAAGATACTGAGAGGGGATAGGGTAAAGGACACAACCCATCTGAGCATAGGCACCGTGCAACCGCTGATCCTCATACAAATAGAAGTCCTTACCTTCAAAGACTTTCTTGACAGGGTTGAACTGTTTATCCTTTGAGTTGGAAACCTGTGGTGCAACAGTGAAGCCATAGGACACCACCTCTGCTGCACTTTGGAAAGCACTGATGTCTTCTCTCCGTACTGGGAAAGATACCTCAAGTCCATCCTGCTCATTAGTGGGTGAGGGAGGGGCAAGCACATGCAACTCTGGTGAACCATCCGGTCCAAGCTGTACTGAGTAGTAAGCAATCATGCCCTTGTGCCGAGACACTACCGAGAAGGTATCAGTATAGGACATGGGAGACATACGGCCCACACCCCACTTACCTACTGCCTTGTTGGTGTCCTCCTTGGTCGAGTGCCCCAGCACTGTATAGAAACCTTCCATGTCCCCATGTGCAATACCTGGTCCGAAGTCACGGCAAGAGAACACTGGGGTCAGAGCAGTGGGGAATGTTACATTGAAAGGTACACTCTCCTTGCCCACCATCGCATGTGCATCGTAGGCATTGGACCAGATTTCCCTTGTAATAGACTGAGGCTTGTTTGAATATAGCCCAGAGATCACCATATGGAACATCTTACCTGATGCCTGAATGGTAAAGTTCTTGGAAGCGTGGCTGTTGTTTTCTACGATACGCAGGTTGGTGTTGCTCTTCATGTGAGGCATCCTCCATAGTGTTTCGATTGGTGCTGGCAGCAGGTATCGAACCCGCGACCTCCTGATTACAAGTCAGGCGCTCTACCTTCTGAGCTATACCAGCTTGGTCTGCCACCCGTGGGTCGAACACGGAACCTTAGCAGATATCATTTGACTTTCGTTTCGATTCGTGTACAACTGGTGGGCGTGGGGGGATTTGAACCCACATGTTTCCAGTTACCTTTTCACCTGTTTAGAAGACAGAGAGGATACACGCCCATGATCTCTTGTATAAACTGCGGAAGTCTTACGAGCAACCCCAAGTTTTGTTCCCGTTCTTGTTCTGCCAAGGTCAATAATCATAAAATACCTAAGCGGATTGCTAGGGTACGTATCTGTCTTCGTTGCCCCTGTCAAGTACCAATAGGGAGAACTCTTTGCGATGACTGCCTGGCATCAACAGCACTAAAAGATATGACACTCAGTGAAGCCATATACACCAAGCACCACCCATCAAGTGCCTTTGCATTAGTCCGCAGTAGGGCAAGGCAGGTCGTTAAAGATTGGGATAAGGTCTGCACCCATTGTGGGTACTCAAAGCACGTAGAGGTATGCCACATCAAGGCAATCTCTGAGCACTCTCTTGATACAAACATCTCTGTCATCAACGAACCTTCCAATCTCATCCTGCTATGCCCAAACTGTCATTGGGAATTTGACCACGCTCTATCCGGTTGAGCTAGTGGCAGTTATAGTAGTTAACACTGTTAACCTTATCTACAGGTCAGTGGTACTGAGGTCAAGAGGTATCGTCACCCCCTGCAAGGAAGGCGCGGGCACGGTCCTTCCAGTTTGTGTACGGCATCAAATCATGACCTAGTGATATGATCGTTCGCGCCTCCTCCAACCGCTTCATCATAGTATCCCTCTCATTACGCATATGCACCAGCTCCATAGCAAGGGCATTCCAGTCAGGCAAGGGGGTGGTAGGCTCTAGGTTATAGCTAAGTTGCGCGATGATAGCTGTATGTTCTTCCTTGCTTAGTCGCATGTTCTTTCCTCTTCAAAGAAGGTTGATCTCTTGTATTCTGCATACACATCTGCTTGTGCCAGATACTCTTCCACCATTTGTCAGCACGTTGTGCCATACGATCTCTCTTATGGATCACAGTAAGTACACTCCTATACAGAGGATGCAGAAGAGTATCAACCCTATTACATCGACGAACACATCGAAGACCACTGATACCAAGGCAGGTCGTTTAGTCATGCCACACCCCATTGATCTGCCCATGCCTCAGCCATTCCAGGAAATGTCTTGCTGCGTATCTTCCACCGATCAGGTCCGGGGCTAGCACGATGGATCATTGACCATGCCTTGTGTTCATCTGTCCCTGCTGCAGGTGGGGTAAGTTTGTTTGTGGGTACAAGGTCAGGCAACCCACGGAGGTACAGGCCTGTTGCTTTGAATGCCTTATCCCCAAACCACCAAGGCTGTACGATCTGTGGCTTGATCCAACCAGCTACCCTCTTCTTTGCATGTCCGTGCATCACCGGGTTCTCGACTGCGATCTGTTTGATTGGTGCATTCAGACAAGCATTGAACAACTCTACACCCTCATCCAGTTCTTTCCACATCTGCTCTGATGTCTTGTTAGGTGGTGGAGTAGACAGCCAACGCACCCCAGAGTTACAGAGCCTAGTGCACGGTGGGTTACAGATAAGCATATCCCATCCAAGGTCCAGCACATTACGGATGTCATCTTGGATATGTCTTGTCGTTGGTTTGTCTGCAGGTAACAGATCACACTGCCAAGCATCATACCCACGAGCCAAGAAAGCATCAAGGACTACACAACTAGAGGCACAACCGATCAGTACACGCTTCATTCTATTCTCCTGTTCAGTGGGTTTCGCCAGAGCCATAGCCAGAGCCATTGCCAGAGCCATAGCCAGAGCCATCGCCATAGCCATCGCCATAGCCATAGCCAGAGCCATCGCCAGAGCCATCGCCAGAGCCAGAGCCATAGCCATAGCCAGAGCCAGAGCCATAGCCAGAGCCATAGCCATAGCCAGAGCCATAGCCATAGCCATCGCCAGAGCCATAGCCATCGCCAGAGCCATCGCCAGAGCCAGAGCCATCGCCATCGCTATCTTTACATGGGTCGTACTCTGGGTTGAAGGTTGTGGTCATTTTACAGAACCAATACTTACCGCAGCTACATCGGCCACATCGATAATGGCACAGGCATTGAACACGGTAACAGTAGCTGCTGCGGTGGAGAACTTACAGCCAGATGCTTTAACCCCATAGGTAGCGACATCGATCAAGCTGATCCCTTGTGCTGCGGTCCACTTCCACAGTTGCACACCATTGCGCAGGTGAACGGTGCTTCCCTCATTACCCACATAGTCACCGAAGATTACCCCTGCGTCACGACTACGCACGATTACCTTGCGACCGATCTGGGTAATGGGTAGGGTTTCTTTATTGTGACCGAGTGCATTTGCAATTTCGATCAGGTCTTTCAAGTCTTGAATGCTCATTCGGTAGCTCCATTGATGATTGTAAGGGCCACTTCACAGGGATCTGAGAGGTGGGTAAAGCAGGCAGCCATCTCGTCGTTGATGTCGCATAGTGTTTCATCACTTAGGTTACACGCCCACAGACAGTCATGGGCATTGTCTTCAGGGTGATACATCAAACCCTGTTTGTGCAGGTAGGTAAGGAAAGCCACAGCACCCTCTGGGCTATCTACTAGGGGCAGGTCTAGTTTTCTTGTCATGGTCTTGATCTCCTCAGTTGGTGTTCCATACACTGTTTACAAAGGGTTCAAAGTTAGGGTCTTGACTACACACAGCCAAGTATCGACCACCGATTTCAACCCAAGGGTCATCCCCACCCATAACCAAAGCAACTTCCACCTTTGCTAAGCACCAATCACGGACCCCTTCCGCATCCCCTTTGTTCTTGTATGTATCAAGTGTGAGGGGTTCAAACTCACCTAAGTCAGTGACTTGTCCGACCATATACAGATTGCCCATACTCATCCCCTCAGTTGATCACAAAACCTGATTGATCATTCTTTGCCTTACCCTTGGCATACAAGGCAACGACAGAACCCTTGGGATCAAGAAACCGCATATCATCCCTGTCACCATCGATTGTGGGCAGGTCAAGGAATGTCGCAGGGATACTTGCCTTGCTCCTGAATACCACTGCGATATTCATGTTGTTACTCTTGGCAGTGTCAGCCAGCAAGGAATAGGCAGGATTAGCCCCAGAGTAAGACCAAGTAAGGTGATAATTAGCAGGGACATTGCGACGATTGGCAATCTTGGTATAGTCATAGAAGGTGACAGTTGGGAAAGCTTCCATCACATTCTTGTACCCAGCGACACCAATCAATTCCCAACGTATATCAGAGGTGCCGTTGAGTCTGACACAAGGTTGAATACCCCTCTTGCTGCAGTAGTTCACAAAGGAATTGAGATCCACATAGAGTTGCGCCATGAACCCTGCCCGGTCTTTGATAAACCATTCAGTCTTGCGGCGACGACCCACTTGCACAGATGACATCTGACCCCGACCAGCAGACACCAGACAGGCATCGATGCACTTAGCTTGCTCGGCCATTGCACACAGATTTACCCCAGCAGTTTTGTACGGGATCAGATACATTATGGCCGTCATGAATTCCTGGCCGTCACCTTTGACAGTCTTGGCATTCGACCCACAGGACAGTAGGTTACCTTTCCACATATTCAAGCCCCCATTTCTTCGAACACACTCAAGTCAGTATAGGCCACGCCAGTGAATGTGCCTTCGTCATCATACAAAACTTGATACCGGACAGCAATCGACCCATCTTTTCTGGGTTTGAAGTTCTGGAAGGATACAAAGCCTTTTACATACTTCTTAAGTATAACCTCGATTTCCTTTATCGCAGACTTATTTGTCAGTACAATCTCGGGGCTCAGCTTCTCATACCCGTTATTATCAAAAATAAGCTGTGGGTATTTCTCCATCAAGTCACGCAGCTTCATGTCCAGTTCTCCTTGGTTGCCTTAGCATTACCCCCATACCTAAGCATAGGGGCAAAACTCTGTCAACCTGCGAAGTGACGCAATACCCGCTTTGTCACCTTGTGTTCGAAGTAGACTGTCGCCTTGCCAAGATTGATCCGGGTCATACAGTCTTTGTGTTGCACATTATACCCATTGTTCTTGCGTTTACGGAACCTGACCAGACCTTTCTGGCCTAGGAAATTGAACCGGAAACCACGGGTACCATCATTCAAACTCTTCGTCGCAGCGATCAGAAACATCTTAGTTCTCCTTGCTTGATCCATGAAAAGATACTGTTACATACCCTTACAAAGATCAAGGCAGGGAATACGCTTTCTAGAGATTTATTATATCCCGTCATATTCCCATTCACCTTTTCTTCTGCTTTCTACGCTAACTTTCAATTAGCCTTTTATTAACCTGCCAGCACGGCAAGACGCTTTTATCATATCCCCGCAAGGTAGCGTTACCTTTGCTTTTCATCACCGTACATGATCGGCTTTCACCTAGTACAACGGGGTTTTATGGATTGCCTTAAGGCAAAATGTCAAAGAGCGGCAGGCTAGTTCAGGTCGTGTCGGCTAGTTCGTTCTCATAGGCTAGGCTAGTTTTACTCGCACTGTCAACAACTATTTTAGGCTCATTCCCTTGGACTAGCTTACGCCAAGGCTCGCTTTTATCGGTCAAGAGCATCTACATGAAACCCCGTAGGTTTTCCGTTCCGCGTCTCGTTCCGTCTCGTTTCGTTTTCCGTGATCCAGTTATAGGCCGAATTGTTTTGAGAAGGAAAGCGTTATTTTCGGAAGTCTTACCTTTTCTTGTAAGTGATTGAATTGATTGGATAAAGTAAGTCAGTGATTGTGACCTAGTTAGAGCTGGGAAGGGAATGTTCCTGATTCGTTCACGGTAGCCTGGGTGGCGAATTCTTCGGTGATCCTCTTCGGTGATCCTCTTCGGTGATCCTCTTGGGTGATCCTCTTCGGTGATCCTCTTCGGTGATCCTCTTCGGTGATCCTCTTCGGTGATCCTCTTCGGTGATCCTCTTCGGTGATCCTCTTCGGTGATCCTCTTCGGTGATCCTCTTGGGTGATCCTCTTCGGTGATCCTCTTCGGTGATCCTCTTGGGTGATCCTCTTCGGTGATCCTCTTCGGTGATCCTCTTGGGTGATCCTCTTCGGTGATCCTCTTCGTTGATCCTCTTCGGTGATCCTCTTGGGTGATCCTCTTCGGTGATCTTCTTGCGTGATCCTCTTCGGTGGTCCTCTTGGGTCA